CTTAAATAAGAATTTCTTAATAAGTGAATGTATTTAAAGTGAACTTGTGAGTCAACTAAGGGTAGAAAATATGTAAGACTCTTGTTAAGAATGATTTCGATTTTGTTCTTTCGTACTTTCATTGTTTACTATTCCGTCTAACATTATTCTTCCTTCATTTTCATAAACCTCTTGCAGGTACTCACAATATCTGCCTTCTTTGCAGTTATAGTAATCATCTAACAAGTCTCCAACTCCTCTGTGTACATACCCGAAAACATCTGTAAATCCATTCATTGCATGGAAGTGTAGTTCCTCAGGCATAACCCAAACGACAGGTTTATATGGATTCATTTTTGAGATATAAAGAAACTCAAAGTCTTCTACTGTATATCCTTTTAAGTCAGGGTCATTAGCCACAATATTCATTAAGGCCTCTTTGTAGAGCGCTCCTTGAATGTAATATTTATGAATAAGTATAACTTCATTGAATTTTTCAGCAGGAGATTCTCCTGTCTTTAAATCTACTGGATAAATTTTCTTTTCATTGTGATCTATCCTAACACAATCTAACATTCCTTTGCACTTCAACCCTCTAACTTCAGCAATGAATTTATATTGATATATAAGTTCAATACCTTGTTGAGTTTGATCAAAATATTTCGAAGAAAAATCATGAGTGATAAGAGTCTGAGCTGTTTCATAGGCTAAAGCCCACATCTCAGGTTTAATTAATATCTTACCTCTTGCATTTAATCTATCTTTAAAATATTCTTGTCCGGCCTCTTTAACAGTTTGTATCTTCTTAGATGTTGTGTAACTTTTATACACACCTAAACTGTCAGCTATGTCACATATCTGTTGATGATAATCATCTAGATTATCAGTAACAGTTTGTGCTCTTTTTCCACCTAGCAATCCTTGCGTATTATTAACTGAGCCAATTGGCGCGTCAATAGTCTCTAATAATGCATCAATTATATTCTTTACATTAGTAGTAGGATTTTTAGGGCTATCTCCAGCGTAATATTTAGAAGACAACGTTAGTGGTTCGAAACACATGTCATCTACTAAGCTACCGAATTTGAGTACAAATCCTCCCGTCTTAATGCCATTAACTACATCCACACCATGTTTAGATATGGAAGCAATCATACTATAAGATGGCAATTCTAAATCTCTATATTCCTCAATAGGAATATTTAAATCATGATCTTGTATCATTTTCCTCTATATATTGCGTGACTGCATTATCAAAATTTCTACAATGTTTGTAGTGATCAAATAACACAAAATCACAGTCTCCTTTAAAAACGCTATCAAGAACTTCTTCTTGAGATAATTCTAACTCTTTTTCTGAAAGTCTTAAAACCTTCTTCCATTCAAGATAAGAATCCTCATCTATTAAATTAATAACGTCTGGCAATAAGTCTTTCTTAAAAACTTTCACTGCCAATCTTTTTACTTGTAATTTATCCATTAGAATATTTTTATATAGACTCCGGGATTCTCTTTATCAACAGAATACCATTCGTCAGTTAAATTATGGATATTTGGTAGTTCACCCTTTCTGTTCATCGGAACAGGAATAACATATTTAACATTATCATCTTCTATAAATCCGTGAGCAGTCATTAAATCCTGTATAATCTCTACGCTATTGCTAAAATCAAATAATCTTTTACTATTCCTTACTTGGTGATATCCAATCACCAATGGGTTAGCTTTACCTTTTTTCATTGCCTCAAACTGAGGTCTTAATGCTTCAAACAGATTAGGTTTATTAGGATCTACGTATCCTTTCACAATCTTCTTACTAGAAGAAAATGATTGAATACCTAAAGCTCTAATATACTTATTAACTGTCTTGGAGGAAAATATTCCTCTTGAAGTCTTTACCTTACTATTTTTTAAGCTTGGAACATTTCCTTTTATAAATATCATATCTTGAAATTCTTTTGCTTTTTTTTTGTCATATGTCAATTTTTTTGAGAAAATTAATTGTTTCTTTATCTGTAAAATTATTTTTACAAAAATTATACATTTGAGCAACAATTTGAATATTGTCATCAGTATACCCTTTGTTATTATTAATTCTGTCTTTTCATTATATTTTGGTTTTATTCCTGATTTTAAATATACTAAAAACCAGGAATAATCCAAATATAAGTGTCATTAAAACTTAATATACTATTTAGTTACATAATCGAACCTATTTGCGCCACTATTATATGTAACACATTGTCTCATGCCTTTATAGGTCTTGAAGGCTCCTTCGCCACCCCAGCCTGAGAAATTTGTTCCACCAACGCCAACCCAGAATATATTCTTGAGGTAATTCTCAACAGAGTCTTCTCCATCAGTAATTACAACAGAATTCCTTCCGTTAGATGCGCATTGTTTAGTGACATTGTTAAAGTTAGTACCACCAGATCTATCAAAGCCTAAAATGGTAAACTCATTGATGTTCTTGATCTCATAAATTTTAGTATCAAAGAAATACAACTTGTCTATCATATTCATACGATATAGAACCATAGCAATTCCTTTAACTAGGTCAATCATTCTAATATTAGTTCCTTCAAAGTTCTCGTGAGAGCCCATTGAACCTGAGCAATCTAAATATAAATCTAGTTTGCCCTTGTAAATCCTAGTTGCATTACCAGGTGAAAGAAGCTCAGCGTTTCTGAATATTGGATGTAGAAATTCTAATCCAAATATATCATCAAACTGCTCTGCTTCAAACAAGGTTTCCTCAACGGTGTGGAACTTTTGTGAAAAGTAATTTTGAGACTCATCTAGAATCTTAACAAGTACCTGCTTTATGCTTTCTTTGTTAATTGCAACTCTATCTAAGGCTCCTTTAATCTTCTCAATGCTATTTAAGAAATCAGCATCATTCTCTGCTAAATCAGCTAAAGCAGCTTCTCCTAACTTCTCTGTAAGATCTTTCATAATCTTATCAGCGTTATTCATAGCTTGCTCTAATTGTTGCTCATTTTGTGCTTTGTCTAATACTTTATCTGCAATATCATCTAGGTCTCCATGCTTACCTTTACCGTGATCTTTCGAAGCGCCTTTGCCACCAGGTTGTTTACCCTGACCATCCTCATCTCCTTCACCATCACCAGGTTCGCCTATACCTTGTCCACCTTCGCCGTCTTCATCATCATCACCATCAAATGGAGAACCTCCGCCACCTTGGCCGTTCTTTTCCATTTCTTCTTGAAGTTCTCTCTCAATCCTTTGCATATACATAGCAAGCTCTCGAGTTAAAACTTGTGAGAATAACGGTGAATCTTCTGTTACAACTTTGGTTAAAGAATTATAAACTTTATCAATTACCTTTTGCTTAATAGCATTGGTTCTGTCAACAGGCTTTCTCTTAACATCCTTATTAACGTACATTGAATATACATCATTAATCATGTGTTGAGGAAGAGTACACTCTTCTCCTGTCTTTTCAGTTACATAATCCTTGATCTTAGTAAGCCTGCGCTCTTCCCAGCTTGTTACGCCAGGAAGAATTACATGCTTATCTTTTTTCACGCCTAAGAAACCACTACCAGCTGAGTTCCATTGTCCATATGGATCCCACTCTGGAGCGTGAAATTTCTCACCACTGTCTTTTCTTTTGCTGAATAAACTCATATTATATGTCTTCAGCCATTGCAGTTAACACATCTTCCTCTTTCTTAAGGAATTCAAGTTTATCCTCTTGCTCATCAACTCTGTTCTTGATGTCTTCAACATCGTCTTGAGTTAATTTACCAGCTTTAAATTGTTGCTCACAAAGAGCTTCAACCTTATCGAACTGTTGTGAATAAGCATCCATTGAGATACATTGACCAATTCCATCAATTGCATCATAAATAGCACGAAGCTCTTTAGATACTAATGATTTAGAAATAGTTTTTGCAGCTGCTTTATCTACTAATAATTCAACAGTTTTAACAATTGCTCTGTCTTCATTGTAATTCCACACAACCATTACATTTTTAATGATTGTAGGTAAGAATGATAAACTTCTATCAGACAAGTTAGAATAGATTAAATCTATAACTTTCTTAAGTTTGATAGGATCAATTGTTATTGCATCAAGATCAGCCTGCTCAGGAAGCGTGATATTATGATTTTGATCAAATGTTTTACCACCTTTAGCATAGTAGTCAAGAATATCAGCTTGACGTAATCTATTAACGTGAAACGTTACTAAGAATCTATCCCAAAACGGTGACCCAATTTCATCATCAGGTATTTTGTTACAAGTTGCAACAAATGCTTTCCATTGACATGGAACTTTTTCAGATCCATTAAAAAGGATCTTCTCATTCATTACACCTAATAAACTGTTTCTCAATGAAGCTGACGCTTTGTCAATCTCATTAATAACAACAAATTTTGCTCCTGTAATAGGAGAATCTACTCGATATTTCTGATTTAAAGTTAATTCCTCTAAATCAATGTTTCCTTTGATGGCATTACTCCTGGTACCTTCATCAGTTTCCAATAAGAATAAATCCGCATCATCTAGCTGGCCATTACCAGCAGCTTTAGCGTAATCAATTACAGCTGCTGTTTTAGCAACTCCCGGAGGGCCAATTAATAGGATTGGCGTTCCAACGGCCTCTCCTAAAGCCATTATTCTAAATGTTTCTAACTTTTTCAATAAGTTAGTGTTGATTGTTCTCTTAATACTCATCGTTTTCTTAATTTTAATTTTAATTTTTATCTGCTTTTAGAATCATAGTCTTGATTAGATTCTTTGTTATTTCTGCACCAAACTTTTCTCTAAAATCAGAGATATCCTTAGTACCCTTTGTTTCGGGTATTTCCAACTGAATTAGACCATGTTCATCACATAGTTTCTTTCCTGCTATTCTTCCCCAGTTTTGTTCCTTGTCGTAATCGTTGTCATACAACACATATATTTTCTCAAACCTAAGTTTAAGCTCATCCACCACACTTTCTTTTGCGTTTGTTTTTTCACTTTGTAGTGCACATGAGGTTAATAACTCTCCTGGATATAATGTCTTAATAACTCCTGCGTCTTTTCTACTACTTGTTATAATTAGGCGCTTTCCTTTATCAGGTAGTTGCGTCCATAATTCCCATGTTGAAAAGTCATTATTATTAATCCATTTCCACTCTCTATTGAGAGGTTGATAAATTTTAAATGTTTGTAAGCCATCTTTTTCTTCAATGAAAGCATAAGCTAGATCATCTGCTGACCTGCAATAGCTATTAAGGAAGTAGTGTGATATAGGATAAATACCTAGATGCTCTAGTTGAGCAATTGTAAATCCATATTTATCAAACCAGTACCTCTTATCTTTCATCTTCCAAGGTCTCGCTTTTACTTGAATGTCTACTCTATCTTTTTTGACATCTTTGGTTTTATTATTATCAGAGACAAATGATTGTAATATCCTTCTTGAATGTACTTCTTTTGTTTCAAACTGTGTTAATCCGAAATCATCCGCTATTCTTGAAAATACATCTGTAATTTTACTATAACCTAATAGTCTCATGACAAATACAAAACAATCTCCTGTATCACCTGTGGCAAAATCTTTAAAGAATATTCTCTGATGTTTATCGGAATAGAATAAGCTAAAAGATGGAACCTTGTCTTGTCTTAAAGGACTACTTATTGGCCTATTTGGTAAGCCGCCAAGGTAGAATTCAAATATCTGGGAATCTGTAATGCACTCAAGAATGTCTTTTTGATTTGGGAGTTTCTTGTGTTCGTGATTTTTAAAACCCATAAATTTGACTTTTTTAGTTAGAAAAGGGGATGCGAACATCCCCTCTAATAACATGATTAATTAATTAAATACTATCCATTTAACCAATCATCATCAGCGCTACTTACAGGCTCTGCTGAAAAAGCATCGTCTGCTCCTGGAGCGTTATCTAATGATAATTGTGTTGGAGTAATAGTGTACTCACGAAGAGTTAAGTCATCTGGACCAAACTCAACGTTACCAAATGCACCATTAGCTTTAGCATCATTGATATCTTTCAATACCCATTTAAACTTGTCAGCTTTCTTACTGTGTAAGCTATACTGACGTAAAGTTTTTCTGCTAAAGATGGTTTGCATTTGTCCACCATCTGCTTTGGTTTTAACACCAAGCACAACACCAATTTTATTATTGGTAGAAGCTATAACATCACGGAAGATTTTAACATCTCCTGAGAAAATAGCTTTCCATTCCTCTTTGCTAATTTTAGCATAAGCATCAGACTTGTCATCAACTTTACTCAAATCGAAAGGTAAGTTTAGTAAATTAACTAAAAAGTCAATTACTTCTTCCTCTCCTCTTTTCGCAACTTTAACTCCTTGCATTGAATACCATTGCATATTAGCTGGAGCATCGCCAGAGGCAACATCCTCTTTGGTCAACCAAGTGGTGCGTCCGTAATCATTGATTACTTTAACTTTACCAGTTTGTGACTTGTGATGCGTATCAGCAACATAAAATGAAGCTTTAGTGTTAATAGGATTATTAACATCTTCATTTGTTAGATAAAAATCTAATCTTATTTGATTAACTTCTCTCTCTCCATCTCCATCAGACACTGTTGTAGTGCCTGTGTACTCAGGGTCATAATTTAACTCACGCCCATAAATAACTTCTAACTCTGCTTTCGAAGGGTTAACAGCTACTACTTTGAAATTCTCAACTCCAGTAAAAAGCTTTCTAGCTCCACCTTCACTAATTTCTTGTCCTTTTCCGAAATTACTCATAAAATTCTTTTATTATTATTTATTATTTACTTCTGAACAATTACTCTACAACTGGTTCAGATTCAGTTCTTCTCAAAAATGACATATCAACTTCATTTTCAGTTTCTTCTACTACTTCTGCTACGTCTGCAACAGTATCAGTAACAGTTTCTTTAACTGGAACATCAACTGGAACAAATTTAAATGTATCAGAAGGTAAACCTCCATCAACATCAAATGGTTGTAAAGCATATTCAACTTCTGTGTCCTCATCTAAATCAAGAAATGAAATCATTTCTTTAGTCAAGGCGGCTGAAGATATAGCTTTACCTTTCTCTTTTGTGTTATCAAAAGATACTGGATTCTTTGACGTCTTGTAAGTTGTCAAATCTTCAATGTTTGCTAAGTTGTTAGCGTTAGCAATTAAAATAGCTCTATTGCCATTTTCATCAGCATCAATAGTTCCGAATACAATTTCTTGTACGCTACCTTTCTCAAGATTCATCTGCTCCATTGCAGTTCTATTGAAAAGGATTCTTCTGGTTCTACCTTTACCTCTGTCACCTTCAAGAGTCACTACTGCTCTATCTGTGTACTTTTGGAAGCTTTCATAAGCTCCATCTACTTTTCCTAATTTCTTAGTTCCGAATACTATATTCATTTGTTTATTCTATTTTTTATTTATCTATAAAGACTTTATCCCAATCTATTGTTAAATTGTGATTCTCATCACTTTCTGCTAATACTACTTTTTGACCTATTAAGTGTTTTTGACGTGATCCAACAATTAACTTATCAGATGGAGCAAAATCTATAATAGTTTTGTTCTCTTCTCTATAAATTAATCCAATTGAATCTGCCCAAGCACATAATATATCCTTTGTCTTTCCTGTTAAGTTTATAGATTTCTCCGTGAAGGTGTCTCCTTCTTTAGTTACATCTTTTTCTTTAACGTGTCCAACCATTATCAGAGTGTCACAATACTTTTCAAATGGCTTAACCATTTTAAAGAATGCTGCTCTTGTATATAAGTAACCAGCACCATTTGCTAGTGTTCTTACATCGTTACCCTGGAAATTAGCTCCCATAGGTGTTTGCATATAAAGTTGCTTTGCTAAAGGCAAAGACATCTCTTCTAATGCAGTTAATGTGTCTAACGCAATAAACTTGTATGGAACTTTTCCATCATTAGCTTTTAATGCGTCATCTAAAGACTTCATTAAGTCTTTGAATTGAGTTAAGTTGTTAATCTTAACTACCATGGCATCAACATAGTCAGACCCCTCTTCCATATCTACTATTAAGCAATTCTCTAAATGAGCTAAGACTGTTGTCTTGCCCGTCTTAGGTGCTCCAAATATTAACATACGGTTTGGATCCTTCTTCGTACTGAACCTCCTCTTCATTGGTAAAATCATTTACTTTCTTCTTTTTGTTTGTTACTAATTATTTTCACTCAAGGAGCAGCCTTTGTGTCTGGCTCCTTAGACCCTTTTGCTTTAGCTTGTTCTTGCTTCATGTGTTCCATCAGTGTATTTTTTGCTAATAGAAATGCCAACTCTCTCTTAGAGAAGCTTCTTTCCATTCTATCACATAATAATGCAACTACATTCTGCTTACTTGCGTCTACAATAAAGTCATTAAACAGACTTTTATTCCTTTGTCCAAAAGTTATATGTTCTAATCCACACGATTCTATATCGTTATCTGTGTTGGAAAAATCATAATCTTTTGGCTCTGGAATATCTATCTTTTTCTTCTGCAATATACTCATTTTAAATGTATTATCCTAATTTATAGTCCTTTTTTTGTGATGACTTTTACCTGAATTTTTCATGTATTTTGTCATAGATTTCTTGCCATTCCGGAAGTGGATCTACACCTTTGTCATCAATATACATGTCTGCTGAAATCTTACGACAATCAGCTTTATACTTCTTAATTAAATGAGGAAAATTACAATTAACATAATGATAAGGAATTCCATTATCTCTTAGCCAATGCATAGCATCAGATAAAGCATGACCTTCTCTACAAGTGTTAATTACAATTCCAAATCCTTCTGCGTGTAAAGCTCTAATAATTTTAGCAGCATCTTTACGCATTGGTCCTAAAGCAGGATATTCACTCATACATATAGTTAGATCAAAATCAATTGCTAATATATGTTCTGGGTGATCTTGAATAGCTTCAAATTCATCTGCTATTTCTTGTCTTAAGCTATCAGTTAATGTTTGAGGTGTTTTTAACCCATCAATCCAATCTCTAAAATCATTACTTGTCCATTTCTCCATTAACTAAATATTTTATATAACATGAAACCAAATAAACTTCCAAATATAAGTATTGCTACTAATAAAGAGCTTACTACTGCAAAGACCATAAGACCTTTTGCAAAACTAGAATCATTTTTCTTTTTTGTCATTTGTTAAATTTTTATCAATGTACCTATCATCCATATCCTTCCGGAAAAGGAACATATAAGATAGAAACATTGCATTACATAATATATGACCAACATGTGAAAGCTTACTTTCTTGGTCATTATCTTCGCCGTCTATGAATGAATTCATATGCCTTTGAAGGCTCTCACATACCTCTGTATACTTGAGCCCTCCTTTCCAATTATGATCGTCATATTTTTCGGCACCAAACATTAACACACGCACCATTGGCTCTAAAGCCCTCCATGAAACTAAGCTCCATTTAAGCTTACCTGTATTATATCTGTCTCCTGCCATTTACTTTGCTTTATTATTAAAGTTAACAATGTTTGGAATTTCATCATACAGATCGTATCCATAAGATTCTTGCCATTCATCATCTTTATTAAATCTATCATAGACAACGCCTTCTATGTCAAATTTTATTTGAACATAATCTCCGTTAGGAAAAGTTATATATTTATATTCTTCTTTCATTACTCAGCAACAGTAACTACATTCTCAGTAGGCAAAGTATCAACTATGCTAATTCCGTAGAACTTACATAATTGAGCTAAATCTTCTACCTTTAAAGAACAAATGCCTTTTTCAATTCTAGAAACTGTTGTGGAAGAAATGTTAACACCATTGTTAGCTAATCTTCTTATCAGTTGCTCTATGTTAATATCAGCTTTCTTTCTTTCTTCAAGTAATTTGTGACCAATGTAGCCCAATAAACTTACTTCTATCTCTGTAACCTCTTTTGTGATTACTTCTCTTTCTGTTATTATTTTATAATTCATTTTTATTTGTTTACTTATTTATCTAATCTAAATCCATGCATTACAGGGAACCTAGGGACACCTGTGTCAGAGTATTCAAAGAATCTAAGCTCACAAGTTTTACCTATGTATTTATCTTGATTCTTTAAAATATCTTCTCTCATTCTATGGTCTAAAGCTAGTCCACAACCCATGATATCATTACCAAGTATGTGTCCTGTTGCTCCCGGCCAATAGAAATATGGTTTACCATGCCCTGGTACTTTCTCTGAAGGTTCAACTCCCATTAAAGGTAATGCTAAGTCAAAGAATTCTTTAAGCTTAAGCAAGTTACTGCTTCTGCCATTACATTTATATCCTTCTTCCGTATTAACTCTAACCATTGTTCCCTCGAATCCTAAGTCTAAGAATTCTGAATGATGTCTCATTACTTCTTCCTCATCGTCAACCAAAAACGTTGGAGATATTTGAGTATGAGTTAATGAGTCTAATCCAAGCTCTGTAAGAGTATCAAACCTTAATGCAAATGGTAAATCTTGAACAGTATCGTACGTTACGTATTTAACTTGTTCTGTTTGACCTTTTCTATATTTTTTGCATAAACGCATGTTCTCTTGAAAACTTAAACCATGAGCATATAGCTCACCATCTAAAATAACTCCTTCTGTATACAATGGCATTAATTCTGCCTTAATGTGATCCATAGTTATTATTTCATTTCCAGATCTAGACATAAAAGTTATCTCACCATTTTTCATGATTGCAAGACATCTCATTCCGTCATATTTAGGCTGAACGTAAACATTACCTTCTACCCATTCTATTTTATTACTTTCTTTTCCGTACACTTTTGCAAGCATAGGGAGTATCACTTCATTATTTTCTGCTTCAGCTTTAGTTTTAAAGTAGCCTTCTTTAAGCTTCTTATCGTACTTAGCTTTAGCAACAAGCCTAGCTTGCTGTACAGGTGATGTTTCATTTGCTCTACCAATATTCTTGCCTTCACAATAACTGTCATTCTGTACTTCTGCTCCTCCTACAATTCCACTTTTTTGAGTAACTTTATTGTCCTCAGTGTCTATTATTAGGTATCTTATCTTGCCTTTACTATCTTTCTTATAAAGCTCATAGTGTTTGGCTTCTTTTTTTACCAACATATTAATCTTCTTCGTTTTCTATAAATTCATCTTCTGGGATCAATCCGGTGTGTGCTTGGCAATCATTGCAATAACTATCTTCATCATCACCACAACTACCTGTTATATCTTGTGTGTTTGAATTAACCCACATTTTTTCTTCAACATCGTCAGATCCGCAGTCTTCACAAACCCATACTATTAATGGTTCTTCAACTTCCTTCTTCTCTTTTTTCTTCAGTTCTATCATCTTCAACCTCTTGTTTTAATTTCTCTAAATAATTAAAAGTTTCTATGTCAATATATCCCATTTCAGTTCCAATTGGAATATTCAACATATCTTTTGCTACCACATCTTTCATATAAGCTACTCTTCCAGTTTTGTAAGCGTCACTTACACCCATTTTGGCACCACCTCTTTTTAAAGAGAAACCAGGCGTATTAGATTTTTCAGAATCAATTTCAACAAGAGCAATGTAGCCTTTATCTATTTGTTCCTGAACTGATGGAGCAAAACCATAACCAATTATAGTTTTCTTTTCAAAAGTATCTTTCATGGTTCTATCCATAAGGATTTCACCAGTTTCCCACTCTTCTCCTGTGATTGGGCATACTCTGTAAGCCATGCCTACATAACTTTTTTCACTCATATTATTTTTACATTAAACAATTTATCTAATTTTTCCATAAACCTTTTAGCAGTAGCCTCTTTATCAGTAGTACATCCCCACTCTTTTCCACTATCGAGGCAAAGAGTGATTACATATTCATTTTTCTTGTCATCATAACGACATCTATAACATATGACAGAATCTCTTCTTACTCTCATTTCATCTAGATCATCAGATATAGTGAACATTTCAGGATTACCATAACCTTCTGGTTTTCTTTTATCATCTAATAAACTCATATTCCAAAATTCTTTTTAGGTTTAGGTGCTCCAGTTCTTCCAAGTAAATTATCTGCCGTTGATTCAAACTTAATTAAAGCTTGAGTCTCATTAGGAGCAGGTAATTCAACAAATCTGTTTGTTGCACCATCAAATAGAAAGTGATGATATTTGTTAGGGGGCCCAAATCTATTCTTCAGAATAACTACTGCTCTGAAGGTATCTCTAAATCTCCGTATATCATATCCATGATAATCATCAAATCCATATCTATCAGGTGAATAAACACCTATTATTACTTTAGCATCTCGCTGTATCTCTTTGTTATTTGCAAATCCTGCCAGTGAGGGTTCAGTTTTCTTCTGAATACTTTCACCTTTATTAGTGAATTGTTCTCTCTCTCCTGATTGTTCTTGTTGTATAACATTTACAACAGCCCAGTTCCAGTGCTTGGTGATCTGCTTTAGAGCATAATCAGTACTCCATTTTGCCATGGTCTGGTGTTGAGTCATTGTACTACCGGTTTCTTTATTCTTTTCCGGAGTTAATAAACTCATATGATCAACTACAATTATATTTACTTGGTTAGGATCATTAGGAACATAATGAGAATATACTTTCACTGTTTCAGTGCTAGTGCTACCATCTTTATGCTTCTTAATAAATTCCCTATCCTCATATACATGTTGTCCATTTTTGTCTGCGTAATCTCTACAATACTTGTAGATTCCTGTTGGATTATAAACTGAGTCTATTATCTCAACTGAGTCAAGTAGTTTCTCTACCTCATCCATGTGTAATTCTATCAAATCCATAGTAGCATCATCTAATGATTGCTGTCTGAATCCTTGAAGAGTTAATAAATCAACTCTAATCTTACACTTGGATGATATGAAATTACATATCATTGAATCAATAAATTCTTGCTTAGATTCCTCTAAAGCAAAATAGAATATCTTTAACTTAATGCCATGCTTTATAGCGTATTCTAATGGCTCTCTCACAGCTAATGCTTTGGCTACTTGGGTTTTACCCACGCCAGAACCAGCTGTAATCATTGTAATCATTCCTGGAACAATACCAGGCACAGAACTTGCAAGTTTAGGATAATTTTCAAAAGGAATACAAAATATTTTGCCTTGCTCCTTCTCTTGTTTAATTTTCCTAAGTTCAGCAACTCTGCCTTTTACTTTATTTTCACCTTTTTTCTCTAACATATATCTCCTTCATTTATAAATAGTCTTCATCCTCATAACGACTACCTCTTGTATATTCTTCATCAAGTAAGTACGCGTACTTCTCGTGATAACCTTCATTAAGCCATCTTGTTGCTTCAACCATATATTCTAAGTCACCAGCTTTTTCCATCTGTTTAACTTGTAGCTGAAGTACTTTAATAGCTTTCTCTTCTTCTTCAATATTCTTTTTGAAGATCTTATTCCATTTAGCCCTCAATCTTTTACCTAATATGGTATCAGGATCTGCTGGACTTAATGCTCTTGAGCCTCCAAACTTCTTTTTAACGTTAGTTGGATAAGCGTCGAGCCAATCTTCAAATTTCTCTTTTTTAACAGAGAAGAATATTTCAGCCTTGTCTCTAATAAACACACCTTCAGATGTAAGTTTAATAAAACCCTTTTTCTCTAATTCTAACAATTGTTCTAGCGTATAGCTGAACTCCTCGGAGATACAGTAATTATTTGCTAGGTTGTATAGTATAAGATACTCATTGATTGTTAAACCTACATCTTTCAGTAATGTCATTGGTATTTTAATTTCATCCATTAGCTATTGCCATAAATCTCTATTTTATTTGTTTCTAATTCATAATTCTCAATCAAGCCAAAGAAAGCAGATATTTGAGAATGAGTACAGATTACATCAAAGTTTTCAGCTATTAACTTCGCCATTTTGTCTGGTGTATTCCTATATTCTCTCTCAAATTCCTTTTCCATTAAGCTTATTGCCCACTCGAGTTCAATATTATCGAACCTATTACTTGTTTTCTCTTGTTTTGACACCATCTAAGCATATGTTACGTATTTATTATCAAAATCTTGCATTGCATTATCAAAGTACACCTCGTCTTGCGTGTCTTTCACCACAATTAGATGCATCTCTGGAAATTCATGTCTTAAACACCTACCAAACATTTGAAAGAATGACCCAACGGTACTGTCCAATTGAACAATTATTCCTTTCTCTATATTAGATAAGTTTATTCCTTCGCGAAGCATTTTAACAGCAAACAACTCACTACAAGAACCATCATTAAAACAGTCTATTAAGTTCTGGTTATCTTCCCTTGTATTCTTGGAATTAACAGCACTTTTGGAGCCTAACTTTACTGATTGTTCTATTGTACCAGTAAAACAAATAAACCTCTTCTGAGAGCCTCTAAATTGCTTAACAATGCTGGCTGCTTTATCTGTTTTTACTTTAGAAATAAACTTTTTTCTTTGGGATCCCAAATTTAAGAATTTATTTCGACATGCTTGACGTATTTGATAAGAATTATTAGTCTGAGATTGATCTTGATAATAACTCATTTGCTTAGTGATTAACTCATAATACTGAATTTCATTACATTTAACAAGTAAACCAGTACCTTTTGGTAATGATTTCTGAACAGTCCACATATCACTATACTTACAAGTGACAGTTTTCTTTCCTTTACCAGCTTTTTTGAATTGAAACTCATGATTACCCGTAGGTGTTAAACCCATTTTGTGAACTACAAGTTCGGGTGTTGGCAACAAACCTAAGTCAATTGCTTTCAATAATGGTATTTTATAGTTATACACATTTCCTAAGAGACCCTTTATTAGGTCCTTCTTGTCCATCGGAATAGTAGCAGATAAAAGTATCACCTTTGTTGCAGGGCCAATTAGGCTTTTCAAAAGTGATACTCTTTTATCCGTTAATGCGTGGCATTCGTCCAGTATAATGAAATCTGGATGCGTCGAGTGATGCTGGTGCTTATGTAAAGAAGCGTAAAGGAACATAGAAACCTTTTTCATAACTGTTTTTTTCTTATGCTTCACAAACTCATCTTCCCAATTTTTCAAATGGGTTGACTCTTTGCATATTAATAGACCATGTGAATTTCTACGCGTACTTAAAATGTCCTCTATTATCCTTATGGATGCAAGAGACTTGCCTACGCCTGTACTCCATTCCAAACACAAGTGTTGATTAGACTGAGAAATTTGAACTGCAAGAGATTGTATTTCGGATTTTATCCTATTACTCTCTTCAGTACTAATCCTCGTCTTCTTCATCTCTTGCGCTATTTATCAGACCATCTATCAGGTCATCAATTTCTTCATCAGATGCTTTAGATAGATCATCAATGTTAATACCTTTCATATTCTTTCCAAACTCTTCAATGTTAAGGCCTATTCTTTTACCTTTTACATTGCTACCTTTGAAGTTAGAAGTTTTAGGTATTTCTCCATTACGCTGTCCTTCTCTAACTTTATCCATTAAATCGTCAGCGTAATCTTTTAGATGAGGTTTATGGAATTGTATTGCTTGCGCAACAGCAATCATAGCTTTAGCAAATGTGTCATCGCGCATACCTACTTGCATAAGTATCTCACCAATTGATTCATCACTAGCTCTTACGAAAGCACAATCCATGCTTTCTATACCTGATTCTCCTTCTTGAGCATTTGGATCAGCTGTTGCCACAAATGTGAGAATATGCTGATTCTTATTCAAGTTGTTCTCAAGCACGTATGCCATAAGTTCAAGAGCATGTCTCAACTTACCTTGTACAGTTCCTGAAATTGGTTTGCTTATTTGTTCACCCTCTGGTGATACGGGTTTTTGCGAACCTTTACCGTTGTTGTTTCCTTTTTTAAATAGTCCAAACATATTCTTATTGTTTTTGTTTTAGATTAATGGGAGAGACTCTAATGCCTCTCCCGAATTTAATAATTCTACTCCTTTATCAGGTGTAATTAACTTGCCTTATGGCAATAAGTTAAAATACATCATCTTTTGATTTAGTTTTTGTTAAGTTTCCCTTGGGTCACAATTGTCCTTGTTAACAGCTAACGCTAGCACCATAGTTTGTGACACATCGAGTGCTACTAATAACCGGCCATCCAAGGGAATAACTACTTTACTGATGCATGTGAACATGCACCTTATTTCCTCTATTTGTAACTTTTCCGTCTATTTGAAGGATTTTTCTGGATGCTTTTGCAACTTTATCAGTACCTTCTTCACCGTATTCTTCATGTACTCCAGCCATAATGTCATCAATACCTTCTTTATATCCATCTTTTAATCCTTCACTACGTTGATTTTTAAGCATTTTGAATGCTACCAACATAAAAGTTATAAAAACTATATTTAAAAAAGAAAGTATAACAACTGCTATTGAAGTGTTAGGCTCATTATTAAATAATGTTCCTAAAAAATATCCACTTACGGTAAAAAATAATGCTGATGTTACTAATAATTTATACTTCATTTGCTATGTCTTTTAGGAATGAAAAATCTAATTCATCGAATGAATCACTATCTGGACTAAACCTGTTTAAGAATTCAGTTAAATGTCTTGCTTCCATTACATCTGAATGCAAGTCTTTAAACATTTTTCTATCTCCTTTTCTACCTAATGCATGCATTAGTTTGCTAACGCCTTTTAATGCGTCTTTTTTCTTTTCATCAGGGATATTTTCTACTTGTTCTTTAGTCATTTCAACTTGTTCAAGTATTTTGTTCATAAATTTTTCCCTGACTTCTAAAATCTCACTTAATTTATCGTATCTTTCTTTACATATACGAAAAACTGTTTCAAATTCTTTTACACTTAAAGATTTTTGAAAATCCTTAAATGCTTGTGTGTCTTCTGTTTCTTCTGTTTTACTCATTTTCTAAGTTTCTGTAATCTATTTCATTTTTTAAGTCGAATAATTGGTGTAATCTATCTTCTAGCTCACCACGCTCAATCTTAGCTATTATATTCTTTAGATGATTAACATCTAATTCTTTATAAAGCTTTTGAGTACCATTAGATGATGTCCAACTAATAGTATTTCTTATCTGTTCATGGGCTTTCATAAGCCTCGAGTCTATGGTAACATGAAATGCCTTCTTCTTAAGAATCGTCATCTTCTTGTTCTTTTTCTGCTATATACTCTTCATATTCCTCTCTTGTCATCTTTTTCACGTTTATCTTAACTAAAGCTAAGATAGACACAATCAAGACTCCAATAGCTGCTACCCACCACTTGAGTAACATACATACCAATATTAATGTTATCCTAGGCCATTTATAAGCCAAAAGAATTATTAATAATGGTAATAACTTGTACGCGTATTCCATTGCTGTCATTAGTTTTCTTCTTTTATTGATTTAACTTCTTCTATTACTATGTATGTGTCATTCTGAGTGACTTCTACATTATCATCTACCTCTATATTGATTCCTTTTTGATGGAGCCAATTAAGAGTATGGTTCATATAAATTGTTTTCATGTTATTTTTTTTACTGACTACCTATCCTGCGAGGATTCGAACTCGCGTCTCCAAGTAATGACACCTAGCGTTATGGCCTCTCTACTAAGGGTTATAGTCAAGATTAATCTCCCCATCTAAATCCAGGAGGAGTTGGCTCATTATTATCATCATCTGGACCATACTTTTCATATAAATATACTATTATACCACCTATAACTACAAGTCCAAAGTAAATAAGCATTCCTTTTATATTCATAATTTTGTTTTTTAAAAAAAGCCAGCTACTGTACTTCACTGGCTTTATTAACGTGCAAATTTCGTCCGGGCCTCATCAGGAGGTGATTTTTATAGTCTTCCCGGCTGACTTAATTTCTTTAAAAAAATGAGACGGAGCAAGTCTAAATAAAACTCCGCCTCATCAACCAACCAACTAAATCAACAGAAAACATCTGCTTAGGTCACCATGTTGGAATCGAACCAACCTAACCACATCTAGAATCATGGTGACTCAATGTATCATTCTTTGATGATACATTGTAACTTAATCTAATTCCTCATTGTATGCAACTTTTTTGACATTAACTAACTTTTGTTGAAGTGAGAAATAATCTTTATTTAATTCTCTCTTTACATTATCAAGAGTTTTTTCTATTTCTCTCATCTTCCTTGATACTCTAAGTACCTTCAACTCAGCGAATTGTTGGTCATCCATATCTGTCACTAACTTTTCATATATATCATATATGTCAGGTCTATAAGCTTCTATTTCTTCCCAAACATTTGTCATTGCGTGTGTAACTGTTGCATGATCTCTATTAACAAGATAAGCAATTGATGAGTATGAGTATTTAGTTAGTTCAATTGCAAGTCTAAAATAAACTGCTCTTAAATAAACTAATTCTCTTTGTCTATTTGTCAAAGTAATATCTACTCCTGCTTCATCAGAAACAGAATTAATAAGATATTGTAACTTCTTCTTCTTTTTAAATAACAATACAGAATGATCTCTATCAACATTATATTTCTGTTGAAAGTGTCTCTGTATCACTACATCACTTTTGCTTTTTCCCATATTTTTGTTTTTTTAGGCTTCTTTTCTGTCTTAAAGCCTTTGATTATCAATTGTTTTCTCCCAATCACATCACAAGTATAACTTGATCCAGTGATTACATTGTATTCATGTTTTACCATAGTTTTATTGGTTTTAAATTTTTAGTTTTCTTCTCTCGTAAATATCTACTTTCTTTAATAACTTTATATCTGTTGTTCCGAATTTATGTTTGATTTTTAGTTTCTTTGAATTAACTGTAATTGTTCCATTAACTAATATCATTTCACATGTTTCTTCTTCATAGTTAATCTTAGTTATAAGAAGTAAATGATCTCTAGATATATAGTTAATAACTGAATCTAATTAATAGTCTAATTTAACATGATCTCCTATTTTAAATTTATTATTCATGTTTATGTATATAAAATTAGTAGCAACGACAGGAGTCGAACCTGCAATCTCTGAGTTATCAGCTCAGCGTGATCGGCTTCTCACAATAAACTTCCTTTGTATTTTCATCTGATCAATTACTTCTATACAAACTATAATATTGCTAACATAGCGGCCTTTCCTTTTTCACCACGTTGCGGTGAAGTTAATTCCTACGCCAACATTATCCCACTTAACAATAGTGTAACTGCCAAGGGCAGGAGACGCAGTAGTTTATAATATTTACGTCACTATGAACCAAACTAAGTACCTATCTGCGGTAAGGTTAGCGCGAACCCACTGTAACATTAATGCTCTATAAGTGGCTATCTCAAGGGCCCTAGGTTTCCTTCCAACCAGGGCTTTCTTTGTTCAAGAACTGAAAAGCTGTGTGATAGTGACGTAAATAATTATACTTGCTTGTTCTAATGTACCCATCTCATTAGATTCAAATCTTTATTGACGTGTGTCATGGATCTTCATTTACAAGCTTAGAACTTCCTAGCTTTTAAGTGCAAGCACAACAAGCTGTTCTCATAAGACGCATAGTGAAGCTAGGTTAGAAATTTAAATTTTCTTGGTGATCCTGATCCTGGATCAAATTTCCTTGATAATCTCTCAACCATTTTTATACCTAATCTCTTTGGATTGTATCCATCAGAGAAATCAATATGATAATGGTCTTTTGTTATTTTTGTGACTTGCCCACGTTTATATTCACTTTTGCCGTGGGAGCCAGGCCAGAAATACTTTGTTTCTATATAGTCTCCTACGGCATATTTCATTTATCTTGTGATTAATTTCACTAACGCATTTTTATTTGTTGTTGATAATATCTCTGCTGCTCTTCTAAATAGAATGCCTGCTCTTATGTCATTCATTATCGGAACAGTAGAAATAGGTGTTCTCCATGATTAAATATTTAATTGTCTTCTTTTGTTATTGTTTCTAATTCTTTTTTTAGCATTTTCAACTGCTATGTGTTCTTGGTTTCTAAGATCCTTTGTATTTGTTACTAAGATCTTACCTTTTGTTGTTCTAACTACTACCTTGTCACCACGGATAGATAATAGTTCTACTCTCATTCTTTTAAACTTAGGAGATGCCCACGATAGGTGATACCATTCTCCTCTTTCTGGATACGTAGGTATCCTGTCTTCAGGCTGTATCCTTAACTGTGCTTTCTCTAGGGCATTCATTACACATCTATTCTTATTCCTACTCTTTTAAGCTTAGCTTTTTGAATTTTAATGTGCTCTATTTTAGATTCAGCATTCTTTCTGCTTACCTCTATTTTTTGTTTTTGAATTTCTTGATGATTAGCAAGCACTACTCCTTCAACAACAGCTTTAATTGCTTTACCAGATAACCTTGATATTACAGTTGCTTTTTTCTCATCTAATTTGCCGGCTCTTAAGTCTAATACATCCTGACCTAAGCCGGTAGCAAGTCTATTCATAACGGTCATTTGTTTTTTAATTGGTATCATTTTATTTTTTGTTTTTTAAGTTCTCTATGTAATTTTAAATGGTTTTTTTTAGCATCTATTATCTCAGGAGTTAAATCTTGAGTAGTACATCTTAATACTGTTGAAATATAACCATCTTTAAGATCCTTCCTGTATTTATTTCTACTTAATTTAATTTTTTCAGGATTGTTACGTTTAAATTTAGCTGAATTTAATCTTCTTTTTTCTTTAGTGCATTTGCTACAAAAAAAGTATTGAATATTATTATCATTATCTTTAGTTTTTTTATTGCATTTTTTACAATGGAAAAAACCAAAGTATTTTTTAACTAGAGCTTTTGTACATTTAGATCCTTTTTCTTTACCATAATTAATTTGAACAACAATTCTATCTTTATCTTTTCTGCTTTTAAGAGGGTATTTTCTTTTTACTTTGTCTCCATTGTTATTAAAATAATAATTAGAAAATACCACACCATCTTCTCTAATAGAATACTTTTTATTAGTTCCTTTTATAAATTTTGTTTTCATTTGTTCTAGTTTTTAAATAAGCTCAAAACAAAAATATGTACGTTAATCAATTACTTTATCCATATTGTATATTATTTTGAGCTTTTGGTTTAACTTCAAGGAGCCGTAACGCCCGGTTCTATATGGTTCACGATGATTTGTGACAACAGAGGTGAATGGATCGGTCATATATCCTCACATCTTCATGCTACTCGAACTCCTTGCTAGAAGTTTATATCTCGACCTGCATCATTTCAGGACGTGACACTAAAGTGTTGCTAACTACAAGTGAATTTCTAAATGCTATCTTAGCTAGCACTTGTTTACCTGCATCATATGTGTTTGCTGCAAATACTTTAAATTGTTCACCTGCCGGTGTTTCTACTAAATATTGTTCTAATCTTGCCATTGGTTTAAGGTTTTTGTTATAAATCTAATTTTCTTCTTTCATGTATTGGTGCTAAATGTAATGATTCCTCATGTATTAGAGTTCTCAATTCTTCACCATTATATTCTACCGTATACATTATTCCAAAGCCTTTCCAAGTAGCTCCTTTGATAGTGTATATAAAATTCATTTCCTCTTGTGTGCTTAATGAGAGGTCTTTGAATTCTGATTTTTTGATGCAGACCTTGTCACCCGGCCTGAATTTAGCGCTACTCTGAACCATATCCGCGATGGACTCCATGGAAGCTTGCATATGTAAATGAGCAATCTTATGACCTTCTTGAGATTGTTCTTCAAAGTACTCATCATTCATCTAATTCGTCTTTATACTTTGGTATGTGTATAATATCATCATACCATTCAAAATTATCTAGGTCAGCACCCTCCATAGATATGAGTAATAAATCATACTCCATTCCTGTTTCATAATAGTTCTTCAAGAACCACATGACTCTTTGTTCGTAAGTTGCTAACTCACGTTTTTTTCTTTTCTTTGATATTATTTTGTTTTCTTTTCTTGATATTCTCCATTCTGCTACCATAAGAATCAACACAAATAATACTAAGGTAATAAAAATTCCTTTCATAATTCGTATTTGTTTTTAATTAAAAAACTTAGGGTTGAGTGATGGCCCTAAAAGATTGTCATTGTAAATGCTTTCACACTTATACACACACGTACATTACTGCACGTAGACAACATATTCACGAGTTACGGTGCTCGACACCACTACATTAAGAGTTACAATTTTAAGTTTCATTATGATTTAGCTATTAGTAAGCAACAGTTAAATACTGTTGGTTGTTTTTATTAATTAGTTTAGCACCCTCTTTCATATTATTCATAATCTGATTCTATTAAAGTTCCTAAAGGAAATATACTAAATGTTCCATATCCTCTTGAATGTGCAATTTTTGTTGCTTGTGTTTCTGAAGTATATACTCCAATGACATTACCATTATATACTAATTCTACCATAATTGTTTATTATTAAATTAAAAACTCTTTGCCCAAATTTCAGTGGGATGTTGTCTCGGTACTCCTTCACCCAAGTATTGTGGAGTTTTAATGTTTACAACATATTTACAATAAACACAACCACCTGATAATGGTTTATAAGTCGTCACATTATAAGTTATTTCAGTTATAACAGGGCGTGCTGTCGCAATTCATTTACTTATCGTTTATCTTTAATCAAAGAGTTTAATTATAATGTTTACATTTTATTTCTTTCCAACTTATTCTTTATATATTTTACTAAGAAATATTCCAATGATAATCATTATTATTATTATTATCATGAAAGCATAAAAGTATTCCATATTTTATATAATTTCAGTTACTATGATTTCAACATCATTGATTTTTTCCTTTCTTCTAATTGTATGGTTTGCTTTTTCACAACCAACAAGTATTATAAATTTACCTTGGTAATAAAATCCTTTAGGAAAAAATTCTTTTCCATCAATTATTGCTTTGAATTTATATTTATTCATAATATTACATTTTATTTAAATTCTGTTGTTGTCATTTAGTTCATCATTAGTTTTTTCTTTTCTTTTATTTGTAGAGTATTTTCTATTGTCTCTACAATAAGGACATCCACCATTACACCTACAAGTCTTATCAAATGCTTTAGATTTAGTGTATGGCTTTTTATATGTTCTACTCATGCTGGTGTTTTTTCATTTATCTATTATTTAATGTGACCAATCTTGTTTATAATTACAATGATTACATATCCAACCATCTTTAGTTGCTACTAATAATCTTCTTTCTTTGTGATTATTTGGGCAAGTATATCCATGAAACCTATCATCAGCTTGAAGTTTATTTAATTCATCAACTTGTTCTTTTGTCCAAGGTGCTTTGTTCATTTTAGCTATAATTTAATAAGGTTAGTTAATGTTCGTATTTGAATTAGGTGGTGAAAAGAGGGGTTTATGAGTTATCCCACGCAACTCAACACTCTTCTCTTAAACTTTTTATTGCTTCTAAACACTCTAACACCAACACACTCTGAAAACATTTTACTCTGCTCGTGAGTCTTATAACCAAGGCTTTTGTAATAGTCCATGTCTAGTCTTACTTGGCAAGATGGATTATATCCTCCGAAGTTAGAATGTGTCTTATAAAATACACAAGAATCACAGCTAACTCTACCTAAGGGATTGTCAACAATCTTGTAATCTTCTCCTCTATATGATATATCTTTCATTTAGTTCGTATTTAAATTTTGCGGGAAAGTTCGTATTGCAACTCCGCCGTGCATAAAAAGAGAGGATGTAAAGTTTAGGTTATATTAATCAATGTTTTTACATTGATTAAATTAAATACTGCAACTTGTTGCAAACCTTTTTTCACGCAATAATAAAACCACTCTCAAATTAATGAGAGTGGTCAATGCTTTTAACCCTTACTATTATTCAGGGGTTGCAGAGGATGCCTCTTGGGCAACAGGTGTTGCCACGCCATCTCTATCGCCTGCTAACAAAGTATCTTTAGCCTCAAGGTCAAAGACATAGTTAGTGTCACGATAAACAGGTGCACCTAAATGAGTGATTACCTCTCCGTCTGCACCTTTTCTTTTAGGCTCTTGACCCTCATAGAATGGTGTTAAACTTTCAGTAACAACAACTTTACCCTCAATTGGATAAGGTTTGTCCTCTGCAAGGATTGTTTCCATTTCCTTTGCAGTTTTCTCATCTAACGTGATGAAAGCACTACGATTGGCAAATGACATAAATCCATTATTGATAACAGGTGCACGTTGGTCAACTCGGATTTTACCGAAAGTTTCGCCTTTACTGTTATCAAAATAAGTAACAATTGCACCTGTTACAGGGTGAGCCTTTACAATTGGCTGATTTGAAAGAACATTCTTGCTCATGATTTCAAATGATTTTATAAGAGTTTTAATAAAGGCACTCCATGAAGCCTAATAGTTAATACTAACTACCAATATATAAAAAGAGTTATCTGTAAAGTTTGGGTTTTTTAAGCATGAGTATTTCATCATGCTTATTTATTAAGACGCAATTGCAACTCCTGTTTTCAATTGACTGATACTTAAAGCTTCCTGTAATGAACTAGCCAATATGGCATTTCCATTGATGTAATAAAGATTTTTCACGAGTTTACGAGATTTAGTTGTGATAGTTATTATTAACTACCAATGTATAATAAGAGTATATGTGAAGTTTAGGTTTTATTAAAAATAGCTAAAGGGAGTGCTGTTGTCACACTCCCAATATGTCTACTTAGTTTACATAACTCCTCTTTTTGTTTACCTTAAACTCATAAGTGTTACACATATATATTCCAATCTTGCATACAAAGTATACAGCTAATAAGAATGTTTGTGCTTTAATGTTCCATAACAATGACTCATTACTCCAAGGGCGTATTGGTGTATCATTGAACATGGTTGTGAATGTAATAATACTCATCATCATAGTTATGAACGTGAGTGATAGCATTGCTGTTACTTGAAAGAATGTTTTCATAATATAGTTGTTTTAATTATTAATATACCCAATTGATTTAGTTGAAATAAAAACACCTGCACTACCATAGGAGTTAGACATCATTTACGTAGAACCACAAAGGGCTGATGACTGTAATTTGGGTTAATTTCGCACAGGCTCTACCACATGTTCTTGAAATTAGGTGAGCTGTCACAAAGTGATACCCCTATACCCAAAATATAAAAAGAGTGGGGCTAAAGTTTGGGTTTATCTAGCGTACGACAATCTTTTTTCAAAAAAAAAAAAAAAATTAAAAATAATAAAAACAAAGGGGGTGTATTTTAATAGGGGGGTTGACTTTTACATAAAAATGTTGTATATTAGCAGTATGAAGAGAATAATTAGTCCTGTAACAGGAAAGAAAATAAGAGATATAACTGGACAAAGGTTTGGAATATTGACAGCAATAAAACCTACAATTAAGGTAGGTAGGAATCATAAATGGTTGTGTAAATGTGATTGCGGAAATAAGAAAGAAATATCAGTTAAGCAATTAACAAGAACAGATAGAGGTGATAAACCGCCAACAAGGTCATGTGGATGCATTGGTACTAAGCCACTGGAGCACTATGGAGGGTATAAAGGAGTACATAAGTCTTATTTTACATCTTTAAAGCATGGAGCTAAAGCCAGGAATATTGAATTTAAAGTAACGATAGAAGAAATTGGAGATTTATTAGAAGCGCAAGAAAATAAATGCGCATTATCTGGAGAAGAGATAGAGTTTACATCATATGGCATTAAAACTGCATCACTTGATAGAATAGATTCTAATAAAGGATATACAATTGATAATATTCAATGGCTTCATAAAGACGTAAATAGAATGAAACTAAATCTTTGTCAAGAAAGATTTATTGAATTATGTAAAAAGATATCCACTTGACTTATATATAAAAATATTTCGTATATTAGAGCTATGAAAACTATGAGAGAAGTATTAGAAGCGCATGACTTCAAGTGGGATGACAAGGAAGAGATCTGGGTTAAGAAGGGAGGATTTGGCAGGAAGTCTACTGTTGATGTAATGTTTAAGAACCTTTTTATCATTCACAAGAATGGCAAGTTAGTCTATGATCATTATATAGATTCTTTCGGAGAGTTTTCGGAAATAATTAGGAATAATTTCGGATAAGTTACGGGTTTACCGTAACTGAAAACATACTTTAGCTATAAAGTTACCGGAATTTCTGAGAAAAATGAGTTATCTTTACACATGCAAAGAATAAATTTCTCTAAAGTTCTAGGCACAACTGCCTTTGTAGTCTTCGGAATGACAACCCCAACCAACATTATGTTTATTCCGAGGACACTTGGGTGGATTATGTGGATAATCCGTATATTTCTTCCATGGACTATCCTTTTTTTCATAAAATTTCTACCAAATTCCAAAATTTCTTATTTAATTCTTGTGATTTACAAATTTTTTAAGTATCTTTAGATAAAATCTAAAGAGATGGACGAAATAACAACAGCTAATTTCCCTCAGACTACAATAACAACTACTGGAGGAAATACTACAACTAATATTATATATGATGAAGCTGGACAGTTTCCTCAACTCCACCAAGTTGGTAGTAGTACTGGACGGAGAATAGACGCATTCTTATGTCCTTCTGAGCCGGAAGGTATTGGAGCATTAGGTGAGATACATACTGATGATAATGGATACAGATTTGTATATACTAAAGAAGGTTGGATACAAGTTGTTAATGTAGCTGACCCAGGATTATGGGAACAGTTACACGGAAAAGAAGAGGAGATTACGAAGGGAACTAAAAAGAAATTAAAATGTTTTTAAAGGAGAAAGAAGAAAATTTAAGTTTGATGAGTCCTGAAGAATTATTAAAAGCATTAAGAGATGCAGCTTATAAAAAAATGCCATGTCCTATGATTCATATTCATGACATGAAGAACTTTACTATCAGGTATAATATTAATCCAGTACAATATTATAACTCTTTAATAACTCAACCGGATAAGGTTTATGCAAGAAGAAAATTAAGTATAAAAGTAAAGCCTACTTCTCAGTAGGCTTTTTTCTTGGTCCATCGTATAGAGGATCATGTTCTATTAAAACTTCCACTCCATTATATTCCATCCTAAGAAACTTCTCAGGATCATAACGCATCTCTCTTTTTTTCTTAAACTTTAGCTTTTGCATGACTGCATGTGTTTATAGCTTGTTTCTTAAAGTTAGTTACACTCTGTTCGAAATCAGGCCCGAAAGGTATCTCATGTGTTATAATTGGTAACTCTCCTGAGTCTAATAAAAAGAAAGTAACCCTCCCTGTATTCGCATCTTCCTCATAATCAGCATGATAGTCACATTTGTAACTCTTTAGTGCGTAATTTAATTTTTTAATTTCTTGATCTAAATCCATTTTTATCTTGTTTTTACAAATTATTTTTTGTATCTTTATGTAAATATACGAAATAAAATGCTTAAAAAAAAATCTGAGAGAAGTTTTTCTGAACAATTAGAAGAAGCTAAGGCGTCTGGAGACATGAGAAAGATGTCTGATGTAGCTAGAAGAGCAAGTATAGCTTATAGAAATGAGATGGAAAGATTACGCAAATTAGAAAAGGATGTGTGTAACAAAAAATAGTGATACTATTATTTGGAAATAGAACTTTTATATCGTATGTTTGCATAAATAAACTATCTGGTGTTAGAATTACATCAGCCTAAAGCTAATAAGTTAAGAATATTATAGGGCGTAGGCGTGTAAGGAGGTTAAAAAGATAGTAACTCGATGGAAACCATTTACATATAATAATAGAGTTGGACTGGATACGGAACAAGTAGGATCCTTTTGAATTAACAAATGTTATCAGTCCTGGGCAAGAGTAGCACTGCTCTATTGAAATTGTAAAGAAAACTGTTCCAGGTTCTGAAATACCAACAGGGCCAAGGGATTTTTCTATCTAATATTTAAATTTTAAAAAAAATACATTATGAATAAAATTATTGATTATATTAAAAGTGTTGTTAGTGTTATAGTTAAATTTACCACTGGACTTGGATTCTATGGCTTAGGCTTAGTTTTAGGTGCATTAGGTGCGTGGATACTATTGGGGTGGAGCCATATAGCCGCAGGGTTACTTGGTGCATTCATATTTAAAAACTTTAAGGCTATTGTTGACTACGTTAAAGGCATCAAGCTATAAATTGTTTAAATCTATTATGTTAGAATCCTCACAGAAATGTGAGGATTTTTTTGTTTTAATTAGGATTTGTCAATTTTATTTCTTATTTTTACTAAATGAAAGAAGAAAACAACGTACTAACTGAAACCATTGTGTGATATCAATGCTATTCCTGATGGAATGGACGTACAGAAGTGGTTAGAGATAGCAATGCAAACTGGAGTTTGTCTTATAGACTCTAAGAAGGGAGTTGTTCCTTTCATGATGCATTCAAGAAGAAAGTTGAAGTTTGAAGTAAAAGATATAAACAATGAATCAAAATAATAAAAGAAAAAGAATGACATTAAGTATCAAGCCGTCACTTAGACGGGTACTTGATATGGATAATGATACAATACTTGCTCATTATGCTTTGATAGTTCATAAAGCAAGTAGCTTAAGTTCTACACAAAGAAGATTTTTACAGCAAGTGTTACAAAGTAAGCTTGATCACGGAAGCGTAAAGGATGATGAGGTAGCGAAAGCAGTAGCTGACTTATCTAATGCTATACAAAAGCAACTTCAAGAAGAATTATTACAAGAGATAGTTAAAAATGATGAAGAATTAGGATTATACGAAGATGAAAGTAGGGATAGTACAGACAAGTAATATTGAGGGTAAGATCAATGAAGCGTTACACAATGCTCACGATCGTGGAGAATCATCTGTCACATTCATTATACAAGCACATGCTTTACCAAGAGTGGTATCATTCTTAAAGGACAGAGAAGAAATAAGTGTTCTTGATATACAAGACAAGTCAGTCTTTATGGTTAAGCACATGAGAATAACATTTGAAATAGTAGATTATTATGTCTAAAGAAAAAATATATTTAAATGGAGTTCCTGTTTACAGATACACTGATATCGAAGAATTAGGACCGTCAGTTAAGTATGTTTTATTCGAAGACAATGAAGAGATAGGACATGTGTTGTTTCTTCAGTTGTTCTTAACAAGAGCAGAAGAATATAGAATAGTATTAGACTCAATAAAGAGTGTAATCAAAGTAGATGAAAATAGTAAAATAAACGTTAGAAGAATAGAGTATGAGCAAGATAGACGAAGTAGCCAATGGGTTCTCAAACCTAGCCAAGAGCAAACTAGGGTTATTATCAAAGGAGACGATGGAGAGAAATCAAGCTAGAATGGATATATGTAATGAATGTGAATTCAAGACAGCCTTAGGTAGATGTGGAAAATGTGGCTGTGTATTAACAGCCAAAACAAAATGTGATGAATGTAAATGTCCAATAGATAAATGGTAACAGCAGAACAAATTATAATGTTAGGTTTTATGCCTGACAGAAGAAATCAAAAAGTAAAACAAAGTGGTTACTCGGTGACAGGAGAAGATAGAGAAGGGAACATCTGTGAATTAAGAATAGTAATGAACTACTATACCGGAAGTGTCCAGATTATATATACTGAAGCAACAGAAAGAAAATTAATATACGAAGGTGAAGTCTCATCAATTAACGAACTAGAAGAAAGAATACAAGATGGAGAGTATTAAATACGGGAGAGAAGCAAGAGAGAGTATACAGAGAGGTGTGGATACTCTCTCTAATGCAGTAAAGATTACATTAGGGCCTAAGGGTCAGAATGTTATTATAGATAGGGGGCCAGATATGCTACCTATCATAACAAAGGATGGAGTAACTGTCGCAAAAAACGTGACAGTTGAAGATAGGTATGAGGCAATGGGTGTACAGTTAATGAAAGATGTAGCTGAACAGGCTGAACAAGGATCAGGTGATGGTACTACTACCGCTACTGTGATAGCTCAGTGTATACTTAATTATGGATTAAAACTTGTTGCAGGTGGATATGATGCAAATGAATTAAAGCAGGGGGTAGATTTCGGTGTAAAGCAGGCAGTTGAATATATAAATTCGATTGCTATTCCTGTTGATACTGATTCAGAAATGATTAAACAAGTTGCCACAGTATCTGCAAATAACAATATTGAGATTGGAGAGTTAGTGGCAAAAGCTTTCGGGAAAGTAGGCAGAGAAGGAGGAGTATCCGTAGAAGCTAGTCAAGGACAAACTACTTATATTGATGTAGTTGATGGGATGCAATTCGACAGAGGTATGGTCAGTCCTTATTTCTCTACTAATCCGGACACAATGGAAGTGACTTATAAGGACCCATATATTATGTTGGTGGATGGTAAGTTAACTACTGTTGAGGATGTAATGCCTACATTAGAACAAACAACGAAGGTAGGAAGACCGTTACTAATAGTGGCGGAAGACATTGAAGGACAAGCACTTGCAACGTTAGTGATAAACAAAACACGAGGAGGAGCGCAAGTTGTAGCCGTTAAGACTCCAGGATTCGGAAGCCAAAGAGCTGAAATACTACAAGATATGGCATACCAAACCGGAGGCATAGTATGTAAATCAGAATTTATAAACCAACTGGATGGTACCTACTTAGGTCAAGCAGATTCAGTTACAGTAACTCAAGGATCAACAGTTATAGTTGGTGCTAAAGGAGATGAGAAAGAAATCAAAGATAGAGTCTCCGAACTACAAGGTAAAATAAAATTAGAAAAATCAGAGTTTAATAAAACTCAACTAACAAACAGAATTGCAAAACTATCTGGTGGTATTGCTGTAATTTATGTTGGAGGAAACTCAGAGGTTGAGATGAAAGAAAAAATGGATAGAGTTATTGATGCTAAGGAAGCCGTAATATCAGCACTAGAAGAAGGTGTTGTACCAGGCGGAGGAATTGCATTGCTTAATGCTATTGACTTTATTCAGGATGTTAAGCATGAGACAGAGCAAAAAGGAATTAACCTCCTTAAAGAGGCGTTAAAATCACCAATATTAACAATATGTGAAAATGCTGGAATCAATGGAGATGTTGTTATTTCAAGTATCAATAGACACAAGACTAGTGGAAGACTTGGGTATGATGCTAAAAATGCTAAATACGAAGACATGATAGTTGTTGGTATTATTGATCCAAAGAAGGTAACAAGAGTTGCATTAGAAAATGCTGCTTCAGTTGCTGGAACAATCCTTACAACAGGATGTGCTATTAAATTATAAACCAATGAAAAACCTAACTAAAGAAATTGAACGCAGAGAGCATGCCAACATGATGGCACCATTTCCAGTGTATGACACTGACATTATTAACGATTTAAAATTATTAAACATGATAACAAAAAAGCAGGATTACAACAACGTGCCAGTGACATATTGCAAGACTTGTCTAAGATTGCACATTAAAGAAGTTTCATTTCCAAAGGATGGAGCAATTAGTACTAAGGACAAGGCAGTTGTTCCATATTGTGTAGATTGTGGAAACACAGATCTAGCAGAAGCTCATATTACTGAGTGGGAAGATATGTATGAAGATAAGTACGGAGAAAGGTTTTTAGATAAAAAAGATTAACCATGAAAAAACTTTTAGAACTAAACCAATGGGATAGTAACGGAGTATTAAGATACGCTTACACTTCAACAGATATGGAATATCTTGAAGATAAAGCTGATAGGATTTATAAAGTAATAAATGCAATTAACAAAGTAGAAGATAGGTACAAGGTATCAATGAACTATGTTGGGAATGATGATGAACCAGAAGTTACATTGCATATACAAATAGAAATGAATGAACAACATAAATGTAAAAAGAATAAAGACCTCAAAGAGAGAGATATTTAAATACTGGCTAGAGTTCCTTAAGCCTTATCATAAGCTAAGACAAAAGGAAATTGACGCACTTGCACTTCTATTGTATTACAAGTATGAACTATCAAGAGAGGTTAAGAACAAAGACCTGGTAAATAAGTTGCTATTTGCAACAGACACCAGGAATCAGATAAGAGGAGATTTAGATGGAATGAGTCAAAAGGTGTTTAATAACTTATTGACATCACTCAGGAAGAAGGGAGTAATAATGAAAGGAAATATAATCAATCCAGTGCTTATACCAAATATGACAGAGGATGGATTTAAATTGATATTCAATTTTGAGATAGATGAGGGAAAGTAAAGCAGATCTTTTAAAGCTTAAGGAGCTTGCAGATAAGTATGGGTTGACAGTGTCAGAAGTTAGGGATATAGTTCGTAGTCAGTTTGAGTATGTTAGAGTTGTTAACAATGCTCTTACAATAGAAGACAACTTAACTAGAGAAGAGTTCTCTAAGCTTAAGACTAACTTTACATTTCCAGCACTAGGAAAGTTATACGCAAGTTACTTTCTGTACAACAAGATTCAAGAGAATAAAAAAAAGAAGTAAAAATTAGGAATTAAAGTAATTAATTAGTATATTTACAAAATAAATTTAAAACAAATTATGAAAACACTTATTACGGCAATAGACAAAGCCCAAAGAGAAGGAGTCTACACATTAGAAGAAATTTCTGTTATATTAAGGGAATTAGATCAATTAGGTAGGATTGTTGAAATGCACGAGAAGCAGCAAAAAGAAGTTCAAGATAAGATTGCAGCTCAAGACAAGGAGGCAAATAAACCTGAGAAGAAAGTTGTAACACCAAAAGCAGGAAAATAATGGATGTAAAAAAGGATGTAGAATTACAAAAGCAAAAAGCTCATAGTCAGGAGGTTCACAAAGATTTTTTCACTACGCGTGATAAATCTAAAAGAGGAACATCTGGTCTTGTAGAAGACTCTTCTGAAATACTATCAGCTGAAGCTCAAGTTAAAGAGATGTTATATGAAGCATCTCTTAAAGAATGTCCTTTACCAAAAGGTACTGAGCCAATGTTCAATACCATGTTTTTGACAGCGCGAAGAAATAAACTAACCAACGAATCAGGTTTGTATTTACCAACAGCATCTTTTGGTGCTGATGGTAGTACAGACTTAGAACAAGACTTTTCTACAATACAGAAAGTTATGGAAGTTGGTCCACACTGTCAACAAGTGTGTAAAGGAATGGAAATTAAAATCAATGTTGAAAACTTTAAAAGGAGAATTGAAGGAGGAATGAATAGGCAGGTTGATGCTAAGTTTGCATACGAAATGCCAGTAGTAGTTATTAATGATGTTGAGTATATAAGGATCTCAGAAAGAGATGTAGATTATATCGTAGACACAAAAGGATTAAAAAATGAAAAATAATTTAGGGCCAATTCGTCCACAAGGCTTGGATGAAGAAACAGAAAAAGAGATAGAAGTTATTGATCCGGAAACTGTTAAAGGCGACGAAGATTAATAAACATCACAAAAGATGATGATAGGCCTACTTGACAGTGGGCCTTTTTTTTCATATATTTACAGTTATATCGCGTGAAGGTGTAAAGGTTGCATGGGTGGTTCATATCCACTACGGGAGGGTTCGAATCCCTGACACGCTACTAAGAAGATCAACGCAGAAGGCACACAAGCAGTTGTAAAATAACAAAATGTGGCCGCCTGCGTAACAATCAACAGTGACCCGCAGCCCCACTAAGTTGTAAAAACAACAGGGCTGCTCACTGTTAAATGCCCTTATAGCTCAGCTGATAGAGCGTCTTGTTTGTACCAAGGATGTCGTAGGTTTGAATCCTGCTAAGGGCTCAATAAAGAGAGGAAAATGAATGTATTTGAAATTGTAAACAATCAGGTTACATTTTCGCCACAAGCGTTAATGATTAAACCTTTTAGAGAAATATGGGATTGTGATAAATCCAAAGATAAGTTTCAGGCATCTCAAGAGTTGTCTTATGTGTATTATATGGCAGATGAAAGATCTGACTACATGTATATACTTGATGAAGAAGAAAGGCATGATCAAGTCTGCTTAGATATAGATCTAGGAGACAATTGGATAAAGCCTAAGTATATAGATGAAGCAATAGTCTATTACAAGAGACTATCTGAGACAACTAGTACTAAATTATTAGAGAGTACTCGTGGTGTAATTGAAAAAATATCATCTTTCTTAGATACTATTGATATCAATGAGAGAGATTTAAGAACAAATAAACCTATTCATGACATTAACAAGATAACAGCTTCTGTTGAAAAAATACCAAAGCTAATTAAAGCTCTTAATGAAATTGAAAAGGAGATTATAAAGGAAAAAGAATTAAAAGCCCAATCTGGTAACAAGATTGTAGGAATATTTGATACCAATGAGGGAATTTAATGAAACACAGACAGAGTTAACTAAAGAGTTGCTTATTGGATTAAAGAGGGAAGAAAGAGAAGACCTCTTAGCTGATATAGACTCAATTCAGTTTATTCAAAACTTAGCCAGCCCTACAAGGCCTAGGCTTAAGGATCTAGAAAGATGGGAGAATCCTCTCTTACCATTAAAGTCTGATGATCCGAATATGTCTGTAAGAAAATTAGATCCTAACGGAAGGATAGCTGTTGATCTTACTAATCCGCATGTCTTAGAAGACATGGAGTATTTTAGACATGCTGCTATTCATTTTGAGAAACACGGATGTTACACAAAGTTGTTTCCAAATCAGAATCCAAACTCTGAGTATTATAAGTTCTGGGCTGAAGAAGCTAGACGTTGCAGAGAAGGGTATATAAGAGAAAGTGATGGTGAATGGATACCTGGTAATTATTATTTTCAGTTAAACTACGCGCCATTATTAAGAGCAGAAGTTATTGACGGAACAAAGCAATCAGATAGGGTTGAAGCGTTCCCTTTTGTATATGATGCAGATTACTGGTTCTATCATTACGTAGAAATAGCAAGAGCACATGGTATGCATGGGGCTAATCTAAAAAGAAGGGGTTGTGGATATTCTGTAAAGGCAAGCACCATGTTAGCTAAGAATTTTATCTTAGGTGACAGAACTAAATCAAGAAGTAAAGTTAAGTCTTTTGCAATAGCAAATGAAAAAGAATACTTAACTAAGGATGGGATACTAAATAAGTTTGTCTCAACAATAGATTTCTGCGCCTCACACACTCCATTTCCTCGTATACGCTCATTAAAAGATTCCTTAAATGACATGCACTGGAGAATGGGGCGCAAAGACACAAGAACTGGTACTGAGGTAGGGGTTCTAAATGAAGTTCTCGGTGTTACATTAAAGAATGATGCACAAAAGGCCAGGGGTAAAAGGGGTGCGTTAGTACTCTGGGAAGAAGCAGGTAAATTTGATGACTTCCTTACTGCTTGGGGTATTGCTAGACCTTCAGTTGAAGAATCCGGATATGCGTTTGGATTCATGATGGCAGGTGGTACCGGTGGTGTTGAAGGTGGAGCCTTTGAGGGATTAGAAGAAATATTCTATAACTCAGCAGGACATAACATCTATTCAATGCCTAACGTGTTTGATAGAAATGCTTTTGGAAAAGGTGAATGCGCATTTTTCTTTGGAACATATTTAAACTATACGGGTAAGTATGATAAGAATGGAAATAGCGATGTAATAGGCGCCTTAATTGAAATCAATAAAGCAAGAGCAATTGTTAAGTATGGATCTAGTGATCCTAATGCAATTATACAAAAGAAAGCTGAGGAACCTATAACACCACAGGAAGCAATTATGCGTACACAGGGTACAGCATTTCCTGTTGCAGACTTAAGAGATTACTTAGAAGATATATTACCAAGATTACAAAGCTTCGTTGATGAACATTGGGTTGGTAATTTAACATATGATGAAAAGGGATTTGTAAAATGGGAAGTTGATTCTGATATAATCCCAATTAGAGAATATCCTTATAAAGTAAAAGGAGCTACATCTGATGGAGCAGTTGAGATATTTGAGATGCCACAAAAAGATAGAGATGGCAGAGTATTTCAAAACAGATACATAGCAGGAATTGACCCTATTGATAATGATTACACAATTGGTGGATCCTTGGCAAGTATATTTGTATTTGATTTGTGGACAGATAAGATTGTAGCAGAATATACTGGAAGACCAGTATTAGCAGATAGTTTTTACGAGCAGTGTTTAAGACTTACACAGTTCTACAATGCTCAAGCTAATTATGAAAATAACCTTAAGGGTTTATTTACTTACTTTTCAAATAAGAATGCATTGCATTTATTGGCTGATAGTCCGGAGATACTTAGGGATATGGAAATTGTTAAATCAACATTATATGGTAATAGATCTAAAGGCACTAGAACAACTGCTGAAGTCATCAAGCTTGGTAAAACATTACAAAGACAGTGGATGTTATCCCAGTACGAACTTGAGGTTTTTAATGAAGAAACTGGTGATAGTGACCTTATTACTGTACCTAACCTCAGAAGAATAAGAAGTATTGGCTATATAAAAGAAGCTATTGCTTGGAATCCTGATATAAATACTGATAGAGTTTCAGCAATGGATATGGTGATGATTCTTAGAGAGGATAGAAAAAGGTACATAGATAAATTTGAAGAGAATAAGATAGAAGATCCTATTAGTCACTTCCATGATGATCCATTTTTAGATGAAAATTGGAACAAAGCAATGAGAAAAGCAGGATGGGAAAAGAGTGGTACGATATAGCTATAATAATACAACAACAATAAGAGTAAAATGAGTTATTTTTACAAAAACATGAAATATGTCAACAGATAAAAGTTTTCCAAGACAAAAGTTGTCCTTTAAGCAAAAAGGACCTAAATGGAGACAATCCCACTTGGACTGGGCCGATCATAACAGTTACTTAAATAATACTGTTATACGTAGAAAATTTAAAGGAAAGAAAATAAACCTTGACCTTTACAATGGTAAGGTGGACTTACGTGATATGAAATTAGTTCTTAATCCAGGTGGATTAGAACAACACTTTATTCCTGATGCTATTCAGCATTATCCAATTATAGCACCACGAGTTAACGTACTTGTTGGTGAGGAGAAAAGACGTAAGTTTGATTGGACTGTACAAATAACTAATCCAGATACTGTATCTAAAATTAAGAAAGATAAGATGGCCTTGATCCAAGCAAAGATTAAGGAATTCATTGGGTCTGACTTATCAGATGAAGAACTAGACAAAGAACTTCAAGCATACGGTGACTACATAAACTTTGATTACCAGGATTTAAGAGAGAAGCGTGCTAACTTACTTATGCGCAGCTACATTGAGAAGCTAAACATGAAGATTAAGTTTCAGCAAGGCTTTAAGGATGCTCTTATTATGGGTGAAGAAATTTACATGTTCGACATTGTAAATGGTAAAGTTACATTTGAAAAATTAAACCCACTTAAAGTACATACATTAAGATCAGGCTACTCTAATAGAATAGAAGATGCAGATGTTATTGTAATTGATGACTTCTGGAGCCCTGGTAAAATACAGGATACATTCTATGAGGATCTTAAAGACGCTGATGTTAAGAAATTAGACAACGGAGAATTTAAAGGAGACGGAACAGATTTAGATGGAGAGAATTTAGCAATTGATGATAAAGAAGGATGGGAAATATACGAGAGAGAAACAATAAATTCATTTATAGAGTCATCTGGGATATTCGCAGGAAGTGGATCTCAAGGAAGAAACACGTACACAGACGGAGCAGGAAACATAAGAGTTCTTAGAATGTTCTGGAAGTCAATGAAGCAAATACAAAAGATAACTTACTTTGACACATTAGGTAAAAACCAAATTAAATTTAGATCTGAAGATTATATCTTAGATGAAGCTAAAGGTGAGACATCAGAAAGGTTCTGGGTAACTCAATGGTGGAAAGGTGCTAAGATTGGTAAAGATACTTATGTTCAGATCAAACCAAGAGAAATACAATACAATAAAATAAATGAGCCTTCATTCAATTCATGTGGAATAGTTGGCCAGATATATAATACAAATGAGCAAGAAGCCGTATCTATGGTTGATAGAGCTAAGCCATTCCAATACCTGTTTGACATATCATGGTATAGAGTGAATGAAGCGCTATCTAAATACTTAGGTGCTATTGTTGAATTAGATTTAGCTAAAATACCAACCGGGTGGAATGTAACAAAATGGTTATATTTTGCACGTAAGTCTGGGATATCTGTTGTTGACAGTTTTAAAGAAGGACAGAAAGGTATGGCAAAAGGAAAACTTGCCGGGTCAGTAGGAAATACAACTGGTAAGGTTTTAGAACAAAGAGTTGGAGATTTCATTCAAGTCCATATGGAAATGATGGAATTTGCCTCAGCTAAGATGGACGAGATAACGGGCGTATCTAGGCAAAGATTAGGTCAGACTGAAAACAGAGAGACTATGGGTGGGATAGAAAGGGCCGTATCTCAGTCCAATCACATTACTGAGGAATTATTTACTCTTCATGATTACTGTAAGAAAAGATGTTTTGAAATATTAATTGAGACAGCTAAGATTGCACTGAAGGGGCAAGAATTAAAATTCTCTTACATTGCTGATGACATGACTAGACAGATCATGGAAATTGACGGTGATCAGTTTGCTGAAGAAGAATATGGTCTTGCTGTATCTAATGAAGATGGAATAAATCAAATCCAACAAAAATTAGATGGAATGATTCAATTAGGTTTACAAAACCAAATGATTACATTCTCTGCTGCTATGAAAATGTATAACTCACCATCTCTACGTGAAGTACAACGAATGATTGAGAAGGATGAGCAAGCAATGAAAGAGCAACAAGCTAAGCAAGGAGAAATGGAACAAAAACAACTTCAAGCTCAAATGGAGCAACAAGCTGCTAAAGAACTTAGAGATGAAGAAAGATCTGCTTATGAGTTTGATAGAGAAGATGAAACTAAGAGATATATAGCTGAGCTTAAAGAAGAGACTGAAAGAATCAAGATGGCTAATGAAGAGAATGGTGTAGAGATGCCAGATGATAACGATGACTTAGATTACGAAAAATTTAGAGCTGAGTTAGGCATCAAAGAGAAAACCCTTTCTCAAGATATGAAGAAGCATAATGATGTAATGTCTATAAAACAAAAAGAAGTAGCAATTAAGAACAAGGTAGCTAATAAACCAGTTCCTTCAAGCGCGAAGAAATAATGGGTACAATAACACTAAGTATAGCAGCTGAGTCCAATCAACCACCTAATAAACCAGGTTTTGTTGATATTACTCTTGCATATAATCAATTGTATACATTTACAGTTGATGATTTTACAACACTTGCAAGTCCACCATATTCAGATCCTGAAGGTGATGCGTTTCAGAGTTTAAAAATATTAACGTTACCAGCGCAAGGTGTTTTAACACTAAACGCTATTGCGGTTGCTCCAAATGATATTGTAACTTCAACTCAGCTTGGACTTGGATTACTAAAATATCAAGCTGATGTTTTAGATACTGATGGATATCTTTCTCATTTTGGATACACAACATCAGATGTTGGGTCTAGCACATTTAGTGTTCTTTCAGGTAAAGCTGTAATTGGTGTAGCTGCTCAAATTGCTAATCTACCTCCAACAGTTGTTGGTACTGGTTCCGCAAAAATTGCTTATGGTGAGACATTAGTATTTACAAGAGCTATGTTTACTTCAGCTACAACTCCTGCTTTTTCTGATCCGGAAGGTGATCCAGCACTATACTTAAAGATAACTAGCTTACCTACTCTTGGAGAAATTTTTATAAATGGAATTGAGGTAACAATTAATGATGTAATTGATTTTAATGATATAGATGCAGGTTTGTTAACATATGTTCCAGACTTAGCAGATATTGATGGAGATTTACAAGGATTTACATTTCAAATAGCAGATGTTTCTGGAATATTTGTAGGATAAAAAAAAACAAAATGGCAGATTTTAATATTACAATTGGCAGAGATAGTACGTATCAAGTCACTAAGACTAGTGAGACAAGCACTGAGTGCGCTACAATATACACTTATACAGTAGAGGCTCTAGCGGCTGAATCAATAACAATTACATTAACTGGTAATTATGATAATGCTACATACACATCTAATGGAGTTACTAATCCTTTAGTTTCGCCACAAGTTGTTGCTTTTAGTGCTTCATTAACATTTTCTTTCTCAATAGAGAATTCTGGTAAGCCAGGTGTATTTTATAGTACTGACGTTAATGTAGTTAATACTACTACGGTAGAACCTATTGACGCATTTAATTTTACAGTAGAAAGAGCTAATGACGGAGCTAAGTGCGCGTCAGAAACATTGACTTATGATGAGTTAACAGATACTCCAGATAATAAAGTAGGGCAATCACTAAAACTAGTGAGAGTTTCTTTAGATGAAACTAAACATGAGTATGTAGATCCTGGTACATTAGGAAATGATCTAAATTATACCCATGTCCAAGCATCTAGTACTTCTTGGGCTATACCACATAATCTAGGAAAAATTCCTTCAGTCACAGTAATAGATGGATATGGAAACAGAGTTCACGGAGATGTGGATTACGTTGACCTAAACAATCTAACAATAAAGTTTAACACAGCATTTGCTGGAACAGCCTATTTAAATTAATGGAAATATTTGGTACAGATATAGATTTAAATGGAAATGAGCTTAAGAAGCTTAGGGCAGAAAATATGTTAGCATTACCGACAGCTACATCTAACGACGTTGGGAGAATTATAATGCATATTGGTTTAAATAAGTTTTATGGATATAATGGATTTAATTGGGTTCCAATAGAAAGTTCTGTACAAACTTCTACTCAAATAGTAGACAACAGAACATCTTTTACTGGGATAAGCCCTCAGCATACATTTAAACCTTTATTTGACGGAAGTGGTTTAGAATCTAAAAATGTAAGTATATCTGACACATTTATATTAAGAAGCACGTCGATAGGCAATGTAACTTCTTCTGTTAAAGGGAAAAGCTTACCAGGATATTCTTTAGATCTCGCAGGCGGAAACACACATTTTGCTTCTCTTTATGAAGATAACGTCATGTATGTTTCTTCTTACAATGATTTTATGTTTACTTTCAATATAGAATTTATCAAAGAGCACGAAAGAAACTTTATAGGATTAAGCTCAAGTAATGCTGCATGGTCGCAAGGAGACCCAAGCTCTAAAACAAATATTATTGGTTTGGGTTACGACGAAGGTGATACTAATTTTCATATAATTTTAAATAACAACTCTGGGTCTGCGACAAAAATAGACACTGGCCTTGTCGTGTTAAATGGAGGAAATATTAGAGGTTATATTTATCAAGTAAACAACGTAGTGTATTACGATATTATTCAACAAAAAGATTTTACAAATCAAGATCTAATATTTAGTGGCAATAATACTGGTTTAAATAAACCTGGAGTAAATAACTCATTATCGGTAGGATTAGGTTTTAGAATATATACAGACAGGATTACTTCTGGAACAGAAGGAGCAACAATTTTGAAATACATGAATCTTACTAAAATATAAATAGAATATAAATAAATGGAAATATTTAATAAAGATGTAACGGTATTAGGTGATTTGACAATCAACCCTGTTAATGGTGCTGGAGATATTCTAGTTAAAGACGGGACTAATGTAATAAAATACAGAACTGTTGCTGAACTTTTCAACGACATGTCTGTGGTAAATGATAAAAATTATGTACATGACCAAGCGTCTCCATCTGCTGTTTGGAATATTACGCATAATTTAGGAAAAAATGCAGCACCAATTGTAGTTGATTCAGCAGGCACGGTAGTTGTTGGGCAAATAGATTATATTGATGAAAATAATATTACATTAACTTTTAATGGAGCATTCTCGGGATATGCTTATTTCAATTAAAAAAAACAATAATTAAAACAAACAATAATTAAAACAAAAAGATATGGCTTTTATTAAATATTTAGTGGATATTGATTTAAATAAAAATCAATTAACACAAGCGGCTCTGCAAAATTTAGTTACTGCCCCAGGCTCTCCCGCAACAGGACAAATATACTGGGATACAGTTTTAGATACTGCAAGAGTTTGGGATGGTTCAGCGTGGTTGGACTTGGGTTCTGACGGTATAACAAACTTAGGATATACAGCTTCTCCAACAGACGGAACAGTATCATCTGATACAGGAACAGACGCGACAATTCCTGCTGGTAGTGGAACAAATGCAAGTTTAATGCTACCTGGTGATAAAACAAAACTTGATGGCATAGAGTCTGGTGCTAATGTCACAGATGCAGCAAATGTAGATGCAGCAGGAGCTGTAATGAATTCAGATACCACAACTGCATCAATGAGTTTTGTTATTGATGAAGATGCGATGACATCTAACTCAGCAACTAAAGTTCCAACACAACAAAGTGTTAAGGCTTATGTAGACGCTGAGGTTGGAGCAGTAGTTCCTAACTCGCCTACAGCATTAAGTACAGGTACTGTTACCAACACGACTTACGGTATTAATTCCGATGGGTCTAATAATGATGTTATATTAGCAGCAGCAACTACATCTGCATCTGGTGTAATGACTGGAACTGACAAAACTAAGCTTAATAGCATAGAGACAGGAGCAGACGTTACTGACGCTACTAATGTTAATGCTGCTGGAGCAGTGATGGAATCTGATATTTCCGCTACTCCTTCTGGTAGAATTATAGATGATAACACAATGGGTACTGCATCTCAAACAACTTTAGCTACATCAGCCTCTATTAAGGCTTATGTAGATAGTGTAGTTGCAGGCGGTATGATTTATAAAGGTGGTTATGACGCAGCTACCAATTCACCATTATTAGACAGTACTCCAATAACAACAGCAATAGGTGATACATATACTGTAACAGCAGCAGGTACATTCTTTACTGAAGATGTTCAAGTTGGTGATTTACTTGTGTCTCAAGTAGCGAATGCAGCTAGTTTATCAGATTGGACTATTGTTAACAAAAATATTCCAGATATAGTTTCTGCTTCTGAAACAGAACAAGGTATTGTTGAGATTGCAACTCAAGGTGAAGTTGATACTGGTACTGATACAACAAGAGTAGTAACGCCAGCAACATTAAAAGGAACTCTTGGTGTAACAGGTAGTTTAAGCACTACTTTAAAATACACATCTTTGATAGGAGATGGCACACTCACAACAATAGCAGTAACTCATAATATTGGAGAAGAACATGTACAAACTCAAATTTTTGATGCTACTACTGGAGATTTAGTTATTTGCGAAGTTGAAAATACTTCTGTTAACACAACAACATTTAAGTTTAATACTGCTCCGGCATTGAATTCATTAAGGGTGGTAATAATAGGATAATAAGATATGTCTGAAATAATTTCTAAGTCAAATATAACAATAGACGGTGTCATAACCGCAAATAGTCTAATAACATCTGGAGGAACAAGCTCTCAATTTGTAAAAGGAGATGGAACATTAGACCCGTCAACTTACCTCTTAAATATTACAGGAGAGTCATTATCAAGTTTATCAGATGTTACTATAACTACGATAGCAGCAGGAGAGCTTTTAAAGTGGGATGGTTTGGGTTGGATCAACAACACTTTAGCTGAAGCTGGGATAATGTCTTCTGCTCAGCAACTAGCAGTAACTAAAGCAGCAGTAACAAACCAATTTTTAACTTCTTATAATGCCACTACGGGCTTATTTACCTCGAAACAAGTTGCTTATTCGGGGTTAAGTGGAATACCAAGTACTTTTACACCGTCTCCTCATACCTTAGACTCACATTCAAATGTGACTATAACATCTAATACAAGTGGGGAACTGTTGAAATGGAATGGCTCAGCTTGGATTAATAATACACTTGCAGAAGCAGGAATATCTGCTGTTGGTCATACACACGTAATCTCGGACATAACTGACTTTACAGATAATTCTTCAAATTGGGATACAGCGTACGGCTGGGGTAACCATGCTGCAGAACCATATAGACAATATAGATCAAGAACAATAACAGGGGTTTCTTTTGACCCTGTTGATACCTATCAATATTATGAAATAGGAAGGTTTGTATTTGGAAGTCTGCAAGGCGTTATTACTTTTGATTTATTATTCAGTGGTAGCGGTTTAGGAGCAGCATATCGTTATAGCGTTCCAGTTACATACGCAATGGATTATGTAATTAGGTATGGAATAACTGCAATTCCGTCAAATACCTGGGTTGTTTGGACGCCAGACTTCGACACTCCAAGGCATTATGTTAGTAATTCGGATGACGTTCAACTACAACTAAGAGTCATAGGCAATACAGTAGAGTTTAGAGTTGTTGTTACAACACCATCTGGCACCTCTGGCAGCACAGGAACTATATTTGCAAATATTACTCACTCAAATGAGTTTGTAGGAGGTACTTATACAGAGCTGACAGGAACGGGAACAGACGCTACGGCATATACTGTGATCCCTAGCCTGGCTTCTCCCTCTTATGGTGTATCTCGTTTTTCTGGAGAAATTTACAGCAGAGGAAATATAATTTCTGCTGGAACAGTTACAGCAACAGGTGGAAACTCAACACAATGGAATACAGCATACGGATGGGGAAATCACGCTTCAGCAGGATACTTAACATCTGAAACAAATACTTTTCTAGGAGACGGCGGTAGTGCTACTACACACCCGGGTACAAGTAGGGTAATATTTACAGGACAAGTAAGTGCAGGATCAGCAGCACAGGGGATGCCAACCATAGACAATTCAAACGCTATCCTAAACATTAATAGACATCCCGGAGAGTATAACAGCCAGTTAGGGTTTAGTTCTAACGGAAGTATGTATTATAGAAGCTTCAGTGCAACCGCTATAAATAGTACACAAGCTTGGAGACAAGTTTGGGATTCTGGGAACCTTACTAACAACTCTACCAACTGGAACACTGCTTTTGGATGGGGAGATCACGCAGGACTATATGCTCCAATATCTCATAGCTTAGATTCTCATAATAACGTGACTATTACATCTAATACTAGTGGTGAACTTCTGAAATGGAACGGTTCAGCTTGGATAAACAATACGCTTGCAGAGGCAGGGATAATGTCCTCTACTAAACAGTTAGCAGTAACTAAGGCTCTAATAACTAATCAAGTTCTAAACTCTTATAATGCTACTACGGGAGTTTTTACCTCTATACAACCTACATTTGCTAGTTTAGCTTCTAAGCCAACAACTATTGCAGGTTATGGGATTACAGATTTTAACTCTTTAGGTGATGCTAGATGGTTAGGAATAAGTGCTACAGCTGCTAATTCAACATTATTTAATTCGTTAAATAGTGGTCAATTTCTAAGAAGTGATGTAGCTGATACAAAAACTAGTGGAGATTTAACATTTAATGATAGTATTAAATTACAACTTGGTACTGATAATGATTTTAAAATGTTCCATGATGGAGCAGATGCTAGGGCTCAATGGATTACTGGGGATTTAGTATTCCAAGATAATCTTACAACTAGATTTACGTTTGAAAGAACTACTGGTAACTTTACAAACAAAGGAACAATAACATCACAAGGAGTAGGAGATAGTACATTTAGAGGTAGTTTGTTGGTAGGGACAGGAGAACCTTCTCCTGCTTGTGCATTTCATGTTGTTGATGAAGTTAATTTACTAGGAGGTGTTACAGGTGATTCACAAGAGTTTAGAAGACTTCAGTATAGAGGTGGGTCAGGTGGTAATGATATAAAAATAAGTGAATACGCTTTAAGAGATGCTACTGGAACTTCATGGACCACATCTAGGTATCACAACTCAATTGGTATTGATAATGTTTTTAAAACCCCAGGAGTTGATACTAAAGTATTTTGGGAACGTGATCCCCATAGTGGTTTTCACTATTTTGGTAATGCAGCTAACTATGTCTTGACAGTAGATGGTGTAGGAAATAATGTAGGTATTGGTACAACTTCTCCCTCATATAGACTAGATGTAACAGGTGATGGTAGATTTACTAGTAGTTTAGCGGCAAATTCTTTCATAAAGAGAGGAGGAACAGCATCACAATTTTTAAAAGCTGATGGAAGTGTAGATACAAATACTTACGTAATATCATTACCTTCTACTAGTTTTGCTACGTTATCACTAAATATGACTGATATAAGTTCAGGATTAATAGAGTATAAGAAAATAAATGGAAGATTAATACTTAGTGGAGGATTCACGGTAACATCAACAGGTTTAATAAATGTAGGTACATTACCAGTAGGTTTTAGACCAAGTAGATTTAGGACATTGGTTGTAATCAATGGAGGTTCTGCTGGTCAGTTATCAATTCAAACAGACGGTTCTATAACGGCTGATATTGACTCAATAACAGAATATAATATTGATATTGAAATAACACTAGATATTGAAGATTAATCTTATACAGTATAGCTATAATATGAATAATTAAATAATCACTATTTAATATATATTTACAGAGTCAAACACGATATTTTTTATGAAATCACAAATTTTTCTAATGCAAACAATGACTAAGAAGAAGTTTATTACTCTGTCTTCTGTGTCGCTTATTATAACCACTTTATTAAATATGAGAGAGATTCTATTAGCTCTTGCTATTATCATTATCGTTGACATGCTTACTGGCATTAGAAAAAGTTTATTTTTAAAAAAAGTAAAATCAAGTATATTAAAGAAAGAATTTTGGCATGCAATTAATTCATCAGGCCTAAGAGCCACATGGAGAAAAACTTACGAATACGCAATTGGAATAATAGTATTTATTGTTTTAGATAGTTTAGTTTTAAAATCATCGAGCATTATGATGATGGGAGCTGAATATACATTATCAGAGATTGCAGTAGCCGCAGCTTGTATAGTTGAAATTTATAGTATATATGAAAATATGGAAGCTGTAAGTGGAAGAAATATGTTAAAAAAAGTACAATTTCTTTTTCCAGAATGGTTAAAGAAACTGTTAGAAAACAAACCAAAAATAAATGTGGAGACTGCTATTAATATTCATCAAGTCATTAAAGAGGAAGAATCCAAAGAAGACAACAACAAGTCAACCCCTGAAGAAAGATAAAATAGAAAAGAATATGGGATTCAAATTTAGCAACAATAGCGCTTCTAAATTAGCTACATGTCATGTAGATATACAAAAGGTTTTAAACCTTGCAATATCTAGAAGTAATGTAGACTTCGGAATAGCAGAAGGATATAGGACTGTTGAGACTCAGCAATCATATTACGCGATAGGTAGAACAATACAGCTACATAGAGGAACAATAACTAATGTAGATGGTATTGTAAAGAAAGGTAAACATAATTACAATCCATCACAAGCAGTTGATATTTATGTGTGGCACGATGATGCTGATACTAGAAAGAAAATATCATACGATGGAATGCACTTAGCATATGTTGCGGGAATTATAGATTCTTGCGCAAGAGAATTAAAAGATAAGGGAGAAATTACACATAACATAAGATGGGGAGGAAATTGGGATTCAGATGGTATAATTATATTTGATCAGAGTTTGGATGATATGCCACATTTTGAAATAAAATAAAATGGAGAAGATAAAAAATTATGTAATAGTAGGGTTGGTCATTGCTTTAGCAGTAATGATTTATATTAATACTAGGCCGGAGCCAATTCCAGATCCTATTACAATTACTATTCCTGGATCATCAGGATCTTCAGGAGTTGTTAACATTGATAATGATAATGATTCTATTCCTGATCCGGAAGTTATTGAGGTGCCTGTATACATAAAAGGAGACACTGAGATTATAGTTGATCAAGAATACAAGAATAAGTACGAAAAAGCTATAAAGGAGAAGGATAGTATTGAGGCTCGTAATCTATACTTAGAATCTATTCAGATTAAAGAGTACAATGAGGTTGCTATTGATAACGACACTATAAAGGTTGACTTGTACGCTAAGACGCGCGGGTCATTATTAGCCTACCGTGTTAATTATGATATTAAAGAGAAAAAATTTACATACACTCCAGAAGTAATGCATGTTAGACCAAAGATGACAGTGCTAACTGGATTAGAATTAGTTTTACCACCAACAGGAACAAGTCAGCCTGATATTAAGTTTGATTTATACTTTCAAACACAGAATGGAAACGCTTGGGGAGGCGGTATAGACACTCAAGGAAACAAGTATATTGGCTTTAAAAAGTCATGGACAATACTAAAATAGTAACGTTTTAGCTATAATGCGTGCTATAAAAACAGTGATTGATTGCGTATTTTCGCATGTAAGGAGAATTATTATATATAATAAACAATGGAAGGATTAACATTAAATGATCTTGCTTTTGATGACAACAGTACAGACGGACTGTTTGAAGAGTTTACAACTGCAAGTGACAAAGAATTAGAAGACTTAGGCAAGGCCCAAGACTCAAAAGAAAAAAATAAACCCACTGGTGAGGATCAAGATGATTCAGAGAGCGTAGCTAAGGGAAAAGAAACACAAGTTCAGGGAGGTAAAACTTCAGGTGATGATGCGGGAAGCAATTCTTCCTCTCCTAAACCGAATGATACTGAACAGCTTTATTCAAACCTAGCTAACCAATTCAAAACTAGCGGAGTTTTACCTGGACTTGAAGATACAGCAAGTATTAAATCGTTAGAAGATTTAAATGCTGCAATTCAAAAAGAAGTGGATTCGAGATTGACTGTTACACAAAAAACAATCAAAGAAGCTTCAGAAGCTGGCTTAGATGCCACAGCAGTTTCGAAACAACTTAACGTTGTAGAGAAATTAAAAGGAGTTTCAGATGAATATATTGAATCTGATGCAAACTTAGAATTCCGTAAAGGAGTTATTGCTCAAGATTTCTTGAGTAGAGGATACAATAAAGAAAGAGCTGATATTTTAGCTCAAAGAAGTATTGATTCCGGATCTGATATAGAAGATGCTAAATTAGCATTATCATCTATTATCGGAATAGAAGAAAAGAAAATAGCTGATGCAATCCAAGCAGCTAAAGATGACGAGAAAAATTCTATCAATGACATTAAGTCTCATCTTGAAAAAACTGAAGAAATAGTTCCTGGTATTAAACTCAACAAAGAACAAAGAGATGAGTTATATAAACAGATGACTACTGATTTAGGGAATAAGGAAAATGCTTTCATTAAAGCTCAAAAACAAGATCCTATTGGATCTCGTATTAAGTTAGAAGCAATTTTCTTTGTAACAAAGGGATTAACTGATTTCTCAGTATTTGGTAATGCTAAAGAAACAGATATCTCTAAAAATATTGAAACTCTCTTAAGAGGAGCTGATTTCACTGAAAATGGACGCATCAACACAGATGTACCGGATGATGATGGAACTTTTACATTAGCTGATCTTAAAGATTTACAAATAGAATAGTAACAACTTTTTTAAACAATTAATAAATGCAATTAGGTAGATTTCAGGTAACTGACGCAAAAGCTTTTGCAGGAATGATAAATCCAGAGAACACTTTAGGTGCAATTTGGAAAGCAGCTCCTCAAAAGATCAATGACGCTATGATCAAACTTTTAGCTATCCATAGAGGTAAATCTCTTGAGAATATGCTAAACATGTTTGAGACTAAGTATGTAGAAAATGACAATGAATTCTATTGGGAACTTATAGGTAGCTCTCGTAGAAATATTCCATTGTTCGAAGCACGCTATAAAGGTGCAGCAGTAACATCAGGAACCAACAACGTTGGTGAAGGTGGAACAACTTTCGAATTAGCTTTCCCAGAACAATGGTTCTTCAAAGGTGAGATAATCGTAGGTGAGAAAAATGAGGTATATCCTATCCGAGTAATTGATGATGGCCAAGCAGAAGGTAACCTTTGGGTTTACACTTGTGAAACAGCTGGATCAAGCAGAGATGGTATCCCAGGTGAAGAATTAGTATCAGGTAAAAGATTCAACGAAGAGTTCGCTCCAGTTGGAAAAGGTCTTTCCAGAGAAGTAGGTGGAGTTCGTAGAGTTACTCCTGTTTCTATGAGAGGTGAGTTAACCACTATTAGAATTGACCACAAATTACCAGGTGATGCAACAGGCAAGAAAGTAGTTATGGGTATTCCTGTACTTACTAAGTCTGGTGAGAAAAAAGTTTTCCCAACATTAGCTCTTTACGAAGACTGGTTGGTTGAGCAAGAATTCTCAATGTACAAAAACAAATATTTGCTTTATGGTAAATCTAACAGAACTGCTGATGGTGAATACCACAACAAAGATGTATCTGGAAGATCTATCAAAATCGGATCTGGTATCCGTGAGCAAATGGAGCAATCAAATACTTACTACTACAATGACTTCTCTATCGAGATGTTAGAAGAAATCCTTTTCGGATTATCTGAAGGTAAATTAGGATTTGACCAACGTGTATTCATCTTGAGAACAGGTGAAAGAGGTGCCGCTGAATTCCACAAAGCTGTCTTACAGACAACTTCAGGATGGGCAACTAACGTATCTACTCCAGGAACCAACGCTCAAACTGTAAGTTCAACTACTTCTCCATTACATAGTAATGCCATGAAGGCTGGATTCCAGTTCACTGAGTACATGGCGCCAAACGGTGTAACAGTTAAATTAGAGGTTGATGACTTCTATGATGACAAAGTACGTAACACAATACGTATCCCAGGAAGTAATGGTGTAGCTGAATCTTATAGATTCGATATATTCTACATCGGAACTCCAGAAGAGCCAAATATCCAAACTGTGAAAGTTAAAGGTAAAGAAGAAATCAGAGGTTACCAATGGGGCTTCAGAAATCCTTTCACCGGAGCTATCAACAATGGTAACATGGGTACTTTAGAGGATGCTGGTACAATCACTAAGTTCTGTCAGTTAGGTGTCGTAGTTTACGATCCAACTAGAACAGCGCAATTGATACCTTACGTATTAGCGTAATAGTTTTATAATAATCCCTCTCTTCGGAGAGGGCATTATTTAAGTTTTAGTGGAATATTGAACTTTATCAAATCCACATTATTATAAGGAGAATTAGGAAGAATTATTTATATTAAATTTAGGAAGAATGAGCGCGAAAGCAAAAGTATCAGAAGATGCTGTTAAGGATACAACTCCTGTAACAGATTTTTTAAGGAATGAAACAGTGACTGTTAAGTATTTAGTAAAGACTAGTACTAACATCAAGGATCCAAAGCATGTTGGCTATGGAGGATTATTTAACGGAACAGAGATAGCAATACCTGCTCCGACGTTGGACAATAAGAAGATGAAAAATGTTCTTACCAACAAAGAGAAAGAAGGATTAGAATTCGTATTAGGTGGAGTTAATCTATCTATTTATTCAGACTTCTGGAAAGAAAGTAATAAGGAGAATGGTATTTTCCCAATTTACTTAGGAAAAGATGATATGGTATTGGATCTTTCTGATCCGTATGATTATATCAGATATAAAGTCTTAAAAGTTAGTCCTTTAGTGGCTGGTAGCCTTGACGAAATTAGAGACAAAGCTACTTATAGGTTTGTATTAGTTGCAGAAGGAGAGCAAACTTTAAAAGACAAAGCTGCTGTTGGAAACAAAGTATTAGCATTTGAAAAATATGTTGAATACAAGAACAACAAAGCTGTATTGAGATACATCTTGAGAAACTTAGGTAGATACACTGCTAAGAATCAGAAATTAGATTTCTTACAGATTGAAACTGCTAAGATGATTGAAGCAGATCCTAACTTGTTCGTAGCAATTACGAATGACAAATTCATCACAACTAAGGTTCTTATTGAAGAGTGCCATGAGCACAATGTGATTGATAAGAAAGACAAGAAGTTCTATACTAAAGAAGGAGAGCCACTTTCTGAGGGAGATACTCCAACGTTAGAAGTAGCGGCGGCATATCTTGCAAGTCCACTAGGACAAGAGATGAGGTTGACTTTAGAAGCAAAATTAAAGAATACTAGAGAGTAATTAAATGACAGTAGCAGAATTCAGATCAGAATTTGACTTACTATATAATAACACATTAGGAGAAGGTGCACCGGGTCTTGATAATTATGAAAGATCCGTGTATCTAACCACAGCGCAAGAAGAGTTGGTAAAGTCATTATATACAGGAGGCAATCCTTCAAGACAAAGTTTTGAGGATTCTGAACACCAGAGAAGAGCTCTTAATGAGTTAGTGAAAGATTACAAAGCAACTGATGTTGTTGCCTCAAATAGAGGTTTAGTGGAAGACTCTAAGATGTTTTCTCTACCAAATGACATTATGTTCATTGTTGCTGAAACAGCTACAATATCTAGCTCAGTATCATGCTTGAACGGAAAAGTAGTGATAGTAAAGCCAATAACTCACGATGAGTTTATGGTAAGTTATAAAAATCCTTTCAGAAAACCTAACACAAATAAAGTGTTTAGAGTTGATATTTCTAAAGAAAATAGCTCAAATACTGTTGAATTAGTGTCTTCTGAAAATTTAAGTCAATATAATATAAGGTACGTAAAGTACCCTAACCCAATCATCCTCAGTAATTTAACTACTGATACACAAGTTGGAGGATTAGGTTTAACAATAAATGGTGCAACAAGTGTTGCAGGATCCGAATTAAATTCGTATCTTCACCGTGAGATTGTAAATAGAGCAGTGGAATTAGCTGTAAGAGATTACAGAGAAAACACACTACAAACTAGAATACAAACAAATAATAGAGTATAAATTAAAAACAAT